CTACCCGGTGATTTCGCTGATATTCAGGTCCGGAATTGCCTCGGACCAGATTATTTCCTCGTGGTCCCGCTGGTAGTTTTTGGTCATGCCCTCGCTCGCATGGCCTGCGATTTTCTGCCCATCCTTTCCGGCTTTCTTGTACAGGTGCAGCGACAGCGCTCGCACTTCATGGAAGCCCGGCATCTCTTCTTCCTTCCATCCCTTGTAGCATTCCGCCGCCTCCCGGGCGTCCTTGAACGCTCGAGTCAAATACCGCTCTTCAACCTTCGTCCAGTGATCTTTCGTCTGCGCCTGTTTCTGTTTAAGCCGATCTGGTTTTCGGTGCACCAGGTACGGCGAGACGACATCGTCCCGGCACCGGCTGATGACTGCCTGGAGTTCCGGTGTCACTCGAAATCGAATCCATGCCGCGTCACTGGCCTTGGCTGTTTTCTTTTGCACCACATATAGAAACCCTTCCCGAACGCCATCGAAGCGCATATCCAGAATGTCGGTGCGGCGCTGTGCGGTGATCAGTGCCAGGTCGATTGCGTTCTGCAGCCAGGCCGGCGCCTTTTCCCGAACGGCCTTGAGTCCTTCCACCGTATGGCGCTTACGCAGTTTCTTCTCGATTCGGTTGATGGTGCTCGCCGCGGGGTTATCCGGACACAGACCCTTGGCCGCCGCATGGTTGAAGATGTCCGTCAGCAGTGCCCGGCACTGGTTGGCCGTGCGCGGGGTGAGAGCGTCCAGCATCTCCGCGACCATGCGAATAGATATCTGGTCGACCGCCTTGCCCTCGAACTGCTTACGGAACCGCCTGAAGTGCACCGCGTACAAGCTGAGCGTGCCTTTGGCCAACTCACGTGGGGGCAGGACGTCTCGTTCGTAGGTGTCGAGGAAGGTGGCGAACGACTCCGATGATGCGGACATCACGGAGCCGACCAGGTCGGCACCGCGCATAAACTCAAGATTCAACTGCTTCGCCGCGTCGATCGCTTTAATGCGATCGGTGCCGAACTGAAACCACTTCCCATCGGTCGGCCGGCGGTAGCGATATGTCGAGCGCCGCGCATCGAAGTACAGGTTCTGCGGGAGGTTCTTATTCGCCTTGTTCCGCGGCCGAGGGACCATCATGCAGCTCCTTTCAATACCATCGCCACAAGGTCGTTACCGTCCGAGCGGGTGAATGCGGTCCAGTCAACGTACCAGAGTTTCCCGATCTGCTCCCCAGGCACCGCACCGTTTCGGATGTGGTTGCGGATAGCTTGCGGGCATTGCGGGGTGCCGTTCTCGCCCCAGCGCCGACGCTGGAACTCACTGATTTTGATCAGCTCTCGTTTCATTGGGTGCTCCATGCCGCGCGTGGCGGCAGAAGGTAGGGAATGGTTTATGCTCGTTCGCCGAGATCCAAGCCAATCTGGCTGACTCGATCGACGCAGGCTGGATTCAGCCAAATGCATTCGGTTCGACTGGCGGTGCCGCGCCCGGCACTGATGCGCGCCGATGTGCTGTAGCTGGCCCAGCCAGGTAAGAGCTCTGCATACAGGTCACTCGGATATCCCGAAAGCACGACCATTCCTTCCAGCTCGAGTAAAGTGCCGAGCAATTCGCGGTGCGCTGCGTCGTCCATTTCGTGCTTGTAGTAGCGCCCGCTCAACGCGCCTTTGTACCTGGTGTCATGTACGTAGGGCGGGTCCACGTAGTGCAGGGTCTGGGGGCCGTCATGAGCGGTGATGACCTCGATCGCCGGGCGGTTCTCAATCAGCACGCCGCTCAAACGCTGGCCAACCTCGGCAAGTTGTTCTGGATACGTCGCCCAAAGTGATTGGGCAGTGCCGTACTGGCGCTTCGTATCGATGCGAAACCCTGTGACACCCTTCGTTGCGCCTGCGGAACCGAAACCCATCTGGGCGCGGATGATCGTCCTGCGTGCACGTTCGATCGGTTCAACGCTCGATTCCCATGACAATTCGAACTCTTCGCGGGAATAGGGCGTAAATACGAGCCGCTCGATAAGTCCCGATCGCGTAACTGGATCCTGAAAAACGCGGAACAGGTTCACGATGTCGCCGTCTAGGTCGTTGTATACCTCGGCAACTGATCGAGGTTTTTGCATCAGAACGCCGGCCGCTCCACCAAAGGACTCGACGTAGCAGGTGTGCGGCGGGAAGTGTTGAAGTACCCAGGGCGCAAGCCGGAACTTGGCACCGTGGTAGCGGATGACCGGAGCAGTGATGGTCATGATTTATTTCCAATTGCGCGCCGACCGTTACCGGCGGGCTAATAAGGATGGGGTTAGGACAGAAGGTCGGGCGGAGGACGTTTGGCGCGGCGGAGCGGGATGTCGTGCTTGCGAAAGAAGTCTTTACGGGCCGAGAGCCAAGCCTTATAGGCGTAACCGCTACGCGAGCTGTAGGGGTAGGATTCGTCGATGGCCTTGCTGATCGCTGGCGGGTCGTAGCCTTCTCCCTTGGTCCGACGGTACGTTGAATCCATGCGCTGCCAGCTTTCGGAGTACCAGTTCATCGCCGTGGCCCCGAGTAGATGAGCCAGGCCATGTAGGCGAGGGCAGCTACAGGGACGATCATGGCGTCACCCTGGATGAGGTGATCTCATCGAGAAGCGCCTGTGGCAGCTTCGCGGCAAATTTCCCCTCGCCCCATGACAGAGGCTCAGACTGGCGGATCATCTCGTTCAGCAAGTCGAATGCCGCCACCAACTGCTGATCGCGGATTTCTCCATCTTCCGGCAAGTCATCGCAGAAGACGTCCGACGGGTCGATCTCGCGGGGCATGTTCGGCTCGCAGATGCAAAGTTGCAGGTCGGCCAGATCAACGCCGTTGTCGATGAGGTAGTCGCGCAGGCTGTCTTCGTCGAAGAAATACTCATCTCCGTCGAAGATCACCAGCGGCTCGCCGGCCCACTCTTTGACTGGCATTGCCGCAAATTTCGCCTGACGGCTTTCATCGTGGCACTGCTTGCACCAACTGCGTACTTCGTAGATCGGGTGATCCGGATTCTTCTCGCAGCGGCGGTGAGTGGAGCCGCACCAACGGGCCATGTGTTCATCATTGCCCCAGAATCGACCGTCGGCACCGACCCAACCGGTAACTGTTTGGATGCTCGCCGCTTCCGGCGATTCGTACATCACAACCTTTTCTTCAGACATGACTGGTCCTTTGCCGCTATAGCGGCTGACTTTGAAAGGGTGAGGGAGGGGTGGTTTGTTGCTACACCATCGGCTTTAATTCGTTGGACGGTACAGCCGTATTTACTAGCGCCTAAAAGGAATCGATGATGGCTGTGGATTGGAATCTAGTTTCATCAATCGGTGTACCTGTTGCGTGCCTTTTCTTGGGCGCATGGGTTACCCGGCGATTTGAGAAGAGACCAGAAATAGTCTCGTATTACGGACATGCCTCTTCTTTCAGTGTTCCGTCTGCAACCGGTAGTGGGTTGATCATTAATACCCATGCGGTCGTACTCCGAAATGTCGGTAAGCGCAGCGCATCGAATGTTCGGATGACCCATGCCACGCTCCCCAGCGTCACCGTTTTCCCACATACCCCATACAGAACAGAGGAGTTACCAGGTGGCGGTATTGACCTCATATTTCCAACTATCGTCCCAGGGGCTCAAATCACGGTTTCCTATCTTTACTTCGCCCCACTACTTGTTTCGGGGGTAAACATTGGAATTAAGCATGATGATGGCTTTGCAAAAGCTATACCTGTGATTTTGCAGCGTCAGTTGCCTTTATGGGTCGTGAGGCTTTTCACTTGGGTTGCGGCGATTGGTGCTGTCACTATTGCTTATGGTGCTGTTAAAGCCGTAATTTTTCTAGAACCGCTGGTTGTTGAAAGAATGCAGTCGCTTTGATTAACGGTCCCTGCTGGAACAATCCATCGATACCAGATCATGGGCATTCGCAACTGGTGGTGGATTGTCATGGCCGGGGCAGCCATTGCCGGTGAAGTCGAATCCATCACAGGGCGGACCGAACGGCAGAACTTCTTTGCCTTGGGCCAACACTTCGAGCAGGTGGTCCTTGGCCTCGTCGACGGTGCACTCACGGCTACCTTCGAAGCGGAACATGCCTTTTAGTTGTCGTTTGCTGAAGTCCCGCAGCGCGCCGCGCACGCTCAGATGAATGTGGAAGGTTCGACCGTTGGGGCCAAATGGATCTTCCGGCCGGTTTTCTGTGGGCATAGTGCTACCTTGCCGGATATGCTTGCCGGTTTTGTTTGAACAAGGAAGGGTCGAGATGGCGAATGAAAAGCATTGTCCATTCAAGCGATGGCTGAGAAAGGCATTTTGTCCATGGCCTTCAGTTCACAATATCCTGCTGCTTCTAGCGATGCTGTACTTGCTGTCTCTAGTCCATCTCACGGCAAGCGAATGGGCTAGTTGGGTTCAGGCTATTGGTTCGATTGGGGCTATATGGGGAGCGCTTGCGCTAGGTAGGCGTCAACTAAAGAATCAAGCATCCGCAAAGATTGATGAGCTGGAAGCTCGATCTGGGGCATATCTCGCGGTAGTTGAAAGCGCGTGCAAAAATTCGGCAATACTCTCTGAACTGGTAAGCAACGGCACGAATCCCACTGGACTACACATGCTATGGGATAATCACTTGGGAGAGCTATTCAGAACCAATTTAAATATGCTGAAGACGATTCCAGCGCATGATCTTGGGAGTTATGAACTAGTCGTTGCGCATTCAGTTATGGTGACAAAACTGATACGTATTGAAGCATCGTTGCTTAATCTTTTTAAAGACCAAGAAGAGCACAAACAACTTCAGTCAAGGTGGATTGAGTTCCAGTATGGCGAGATAACTAGCGACAATGAGATGATTCAAGAAAGCTTGGTGCGGTTTAAAGACGCACACATAGCAAAAATCGAATCCGCACGGTCTCGCTCGCTAGTTTGATGTGCGCACTCAATCCAGCCAATCTTCGGCGGCTTGGTCTTCCCGTTTATGATCGGGCGCCTTTAGGTATCGGTGAGTACGCATTTGGCCCTGATACGCAGATCGCGGCATTAGCAATGTTTGCGGGTCAGCGCCACGAACTGATCGGCATGAGGGTCAGGCGGCTGCGCGTTTGAGCTGGTCGGTGAGCTGAGTCGGCAGGCTGCGCAGCGTCAGAGTGCAGCCGACTTCGTCGAACTCGACTTTGGAGCCGAGCAGGTGCTGCTCGAAGCTAATCGATAAGCCATCGATGCGGCCGGTGAAACGCCGGAATTTGTTCAGGGTCTTTTTGTCCGGTGGGAGTGAAGCCGACAGGCCGTATTCCTTGTCTCGGATGAAGTTGGCAAACGCCTTTGGTTGGTCGTCATCGAGCACTTCGGACAACTCATCGAGCGTGACCGGCTCGCCGAGCTTGGCTTGAGCCATCGCGTAGCTGACCAAAGTGTTGGTCTTCTCGCGGGCTGACTCCTCGCCGAGGTCTTCGCTTTCAACGAAGTCACTGAACGCCTTGAGCAGGGTGCGGGTTTCACCTGGTCCGTCGACACCCTCTTGGCAGCCGATGAAGTCGCGGAAATACTCGCTTGCCCGGCGGCCGTTCTTGCCCTTGATGAACGAGATGTACTGGCGCGACTTGGGATTGCTCTTCCACTCACTGAGATTGATGCGTGCGGCCAAATGGATGTGATCCAGATCCAGGCGCCTGATCGTCATCAGCGTTAGTCCGTCGGTCATGGTCACTGCTTCGGTTTCCTGCACCAGGGCAATAACCAAATAGTCGGTCATACCTTGCAGGTAATGGCAGAAGATGGCGTTGCCACCAATCGATAGGTTGGATTCTTCCATGAGCCTTGTCAGATGCTCGACGGCGACGTTGCTGAACTCCGTGAAATCTTTGGTGCCAGCCAGGTACTTGCCTAGCCAACCACTGAAAGGATGGGCGCCCGATTCGGCGTGAAAGAAGCCCCAAGCCTTGCCCGTTTTAGCGTTGTAGCTTTCGTTGAGCTGTTGAATCAGGTCGTCGCGGGCTTCGCTCTCGACCAGTTCGCCGCTGCTGACGTGTAGGATCGCGGGGCTGCCGTCGGGCTTCTTGTCGATCTTGTGGATGATGCTGTGGAGAACAGGCATTGCGATTACCTCGAGTAGGCGCCGCCCTCCGTGATCGGATGCGGCAGGGGAAGTGGTGGATTTTCTTGGGGGGTTGACTCAAGATCCTGCGCAGCCTTCTGCTTAGGATTAGTGCGACATGGATATTTGGGAAGTTGACAAACTCGTCTTATTTATCGCGTTCGTTATCCCAGGGTTTCTCAGCATCAAGTTTTATCAGCTGATTTTTCCTGGGACGGTTCGTAGCGCGTCGGACCAATTGATAGATGCGATCGCTTACAGTTGCATCAATTATGCATTGTTGTTTTGGGCCGTGGTGTACGTAGAGGGGAGCGGCTTGATGTCCGTCCATCCCTCGCTGTACTACCTTTTTTACGTCTTCGTGCTTTTCATTTCGCCGTTTCTGCTCGTGCTTTGTTGGAAATGGCTAAGGACTCATGAGAGGTTCAAGGGGTCCGCTCCGCATCCAACCGCCAAGCCATGGGACTACGTTTTTGAGAGTTCGAAACCGTTTTGGATCGTTATCTACCTCAAAAGCGGAAAAATGGTGGGGGGCAAGTACTCAGGGAAATCATTCGCCTCCAGCTATCCTGTTGAAGAGCAGATCTACTTGGAAGAAGCATGGATAGTAAGCCCGGAAGGAATTCTTGAGCGTGCTATTAAAGGCAGTGCAGGTGTTCTGGTGATGGCGTCGGAAATATCTTATTTAGAGTTTTCACACTACCAATAAGGAAAGAGACATGGCGAATAAAGTACCAACTCATGATGGCTACCAGCCTGCCCGTGAAAAGCTTGAAAAAGGCTATCAGCCCATACTTGAAACACCCCACAAAACGAATCCGAAGGGCGGATATCAGCCAGTAAGTTCGGGTGACAACCCGACCAACGTACCTTCTCCACCTAAGGAGCGATAATCTCATCCCCCGAATCCTGCTGAATCATCAGCATGCTCTTTCGGTGAAAAGCCAGCGACACATTTGCGGGGATCTCGTAAACGTGTCGCGGCGGGGCCATCAGCGGGGCGGACTTTTGAGGCCCTAATGCATGAAGATGATAAATCATTAGCGTGATGGCCTCGCCCTGTTCTTCGATGCCGCTCCAGGCCATCAGTTCAGCAAGTGCTTGGCGTGTTCCGGCCATGCAGTGCAGCCTGATTTCCTCCTCGCCGCGAGTCTTTCGCCTCGCCGCAGTCTTTGCCGATCGATCTTTCTGTGCGGCTGCCATGGCCAACCTCTTCTATGCCGCTGGCCGGCATCGCCAGCCAGGTTTGTCGTTTGCGTTGTTGGGGTCTGGAACGTCTCACGCGGCGACCTTCAGCTGATGCCAGACACCGGCCGCATAAAACAACTTCGCGGCCTGCGCCTCTTCAAGCGATACCTCGGCGGGAACTGCAATCCATCCAGACGCAACCAGGTGATTCAGGTTGCAGCTGTTTCGCAGCTCAAGGTAGTAATGCTCGATGGCATCCGTCAGGCGCTCGACCTTATAGATGCCCTCGGGCGATATCTCCACCGACTTGACGTACTCGACGCCGCGCTCGTCCCGACACATGGCGCTGAGGTAGATCGTCCAGCGGTAGGAGAAGTCGAAAAGAGCGTTGGCAATCGCCAAGCTCCGGATCTGCCGACAGTTCTTCCAGTTCGCCATGATCTGCGAGCCGCTTGGGTCAATGTTCACGACAGCGACGTGATTGGTGCTGAGAAGCGCCCGGCAGCTGCGTTCGGCGCGGGCAAAGCCGTTGTTCGGTTTCCGCTTGCTCATAGCGCCTCCGCGAGCTTCCGCAGCGCCTTGCGCTCAGCTACGGTAATGGCTGGGCGCCGGCGCTTGAGGATGGTTTCGGGATCGATCTTTGCGGAGCGCTCAGCAGGTGGTGGATTGATTTGAGCGGGCTCCGATCTGGAGAACCGCCCGCCCGCGGCTAGGTGCTGTTCGACCCGGCTGGAAAGCTCCAGCGCTTTATCACGCCGGAACTCAATGTCGTATTTCAGGTTACTGATCATGCGGCCACCTTCACCAGCCTCACGCCGGCCATGCTGAATTTGGAACCCTGGTCCGCAACAAGTGCGTCGAGCGCGTCCCAGTTGACGGACAGAACTGAGAGAGGTGCTTGCCCGTAGGCCACGGCTTTGACCAGCTCCTCCAGATCGAAGACCTCAGCCTGCAAATTCAAGGGCTGGGTTGCCGGTGCCGCGACCGGTTTCGATATTGCCGGGTGAGCTGTAGCGGCAGCCCTGACTGCCGTCGGTGTCGTTACAGGCGCATTCGTTACCGCTGGTGCTGGTTCAACAATGGCTGCGGCGGCCTGCTTCGCCTTGTCTTCGTCGGCGATCCGCTGCAACTCCTCCTCACGGATCCGCTTGCGGGTTGCTTCGGCTTTCTCTTCCTCGGCTTTCTCATGTTCCGAGATCCGAAATTTGATCAACGTCACCAGGTCGTCATTGGCTTTTGTCACCAATTGCTGCATGTCGCTGAACAGGAATGCGTGATCGGCGGCCAACTCGGCGAGGCTGGTCAGGTTCAAGCGAATGCAATCTGCGGCTTGGCTGGCATCGATTTTCCCCCGGGCCAGTTCGGTATCAACTGCATCCTGCAGGCTGGCGATGGTGCGCTTGTTCTTCATGGCGCTAAGGAAGTCAGAGGCGACTGCTGGCAGAACCACTTTGCCTAGGGTCTTGTTGATCGCCGCGATGTGATCAGCCAGCGCCTTTTCGGCCTTCTGCTTGATGCTTGACTTGACCAGCAGTTCCTGCGCCTTCACCAGCTTGTCGACCTTCAGGCGAGTTTCGCGGGCGTGGGCTGAGACACGATCCAGCGACGAGAACAGTTCGTCTATGGTGGCGGTTTGCGACAGCGCCTGCTTCTTCGCGGCCGCTACCGCTTCTTCGACATCGCCGCACCACTTCACTGCCTTCTTGGCGTCGGCGAAGTCTTGATCGGTGGTCAGTTCGGTTTTCACCGAGTCGATGACCGCCAGCGCCGATTGCTCGAACACTTTCAGATTGCTGGCGGTAACCATGCCGGTCAGCTCAATGCGCAGCGCCGGCAGCTCGTCAGGCGCCTTTCCGACGACAATCGAAGGGGCGTCTGCCATTTCGAAGTTTGCCAGATCGACCTCGAATTGTTTCCAACCTTCGATCAGCTGTGCGGCGCGGCCGGCGACTGGTCGGTATTCCATGCTGACGAAGTTCTCGGCGGTGCCATCGGAGCAAACAAAGATCACGCGCTCGGCGCCGCTCACCAGCAGCTGCTGCTCAAGCTGCCAGTAGTAATGCGGGGCGAGGTCTTCGGCCTTCACCTGAGCGACCAGCGATTCGTTCCAGAGCTTATGCTCGAACAATGTCTCGCCGAGCATCGTCGCGCCATCCATCGAAGCAAGCAAGTTGCCCAGCGTTCCAACGACCGGATACAGCTCTTCGCCGATCATCACTTCAACCAGCGGGCGGGCGGCTGCCTCAGTGGCGTGGCCCTTGTCGAAGATGTACTGCTGCGACTGCGTCACGTCCGGCGCGATGCCGGTCTTTTTCAGAGTTAGCAGTTCGGTGCGGGTCTGGTACTTCGATGCCCCCTTCATTGCCGGAGCTTCGGACGCGGTGAAGTGCTTGGTGCGCAATGTATGCCACTCGACGGAGCCTTGAACTACGTTGTGAATTTTCATGCTGCATCTCCATCGAGGGCTTTGAGGTTGTTGATTTTTTCAATCTGTGCGGGGCTCAGCGCGTACTTGCTGCTGATGGTCGCGATCAGGTGTTCGGGGCTGGTTCGGTTTGAATCAATCAGCGGCTGCCACTTGACGATGTTCTCGGCGAGCAGATCGTCGGAGTAGGCGGGAAGGCCTTCAGGATCTGGTTGGGGGCGCTGTTGTTGCGGCGGGCTCACATCGCGCGCCGCCTCTTCGAACGTTTTGCCTTCCATTTCGTCGGCTGTAGGGGCCGATCCAACTTCCGGGAACGCCTTGCGCAGGGCCTGGGCCTCGGCGCACTTGGCGAGCTGGGCGAAGGCGCGGCGCTTCCACATAGCGTTTGGCGCAGCGCTGTCCTTGCTGGCGGTGGCGTAGTTTTCAAGCCAGCGCTCGTTGGCGGTGAACTCGGCGACAAGACCGTTGGACATCTGCCGCTTTACGGTTACCCGACACCATTCTGGGTAGATGACATCCACACCAGACAGCTTCGCGGTAATCGGCGGCCCATATTCAGGATCGCTGATGCCGGCGTATTGCCCGGTGCGGGCTGCCTGGATGCGGTAGAGGCCGATTCCCGGCATGACCGTGTCCTGCATCTTTTTCGCTTTTGAATTCCAGATTGGAACGATGTGCACCGGTTTCAGCATCGGATCGAGGTGCGCGGCTTGGCAGTACGCCAGAACCATTACGACGGAGTTGCGTTCTGCACCCGGGTACAGGCTTCCGCTCAGCACCTCTACGAGCGCGTCTTCGGACAACGCCGGCAAGTTGTCTGCCTGCTTCATTACTGCGGACATGAGGATTCCTTGCCGCGATGCACGCAGCGTTTGAAGGTGTGGGTTACTGAGTGAGCTGGCCGGAGTAGGCGCTTGCCAGCATCCAGGCAGTGAAGAACAGCAAGGCGATGGCTGAGCCGCGCCAGAACCAATAGCGCTTGGCGCGCTGGTAGGCGGTCATGGCATGCACCATTGACTGCCGCAGTAGTAGCGGCCGTCATCGAAGTTCGGCGGCCCGGACTTGCGTCCGCACCCACACGCAACCTCTTCGTCGACCTCTTCTTCGTCGGCAGCTTCTGGCTGCACATCGCGCTGGCAATTCGTGCCGTTACAGTGCGGGCATTTGGTGCCGGTCAGATTTCCGTATGGCCCAACCCAGTGGATGCCGAGCCTGTTGCAGTTTTTGCAAATCATGGTCATGGCCGAACCCTCACCGCGATTCGCCCACCCTTCATGGTGGCCGCCAAGCGTTGCGGCAGGCTTGCCACGGCACGCTCGCGCGGCTGGCCGATCACTTCATTAAACGGAAGGCCGAAGCCGAGCATGATCAGCTTCGATTCGATCTCGACGAGCTGATCGTCGATCAGCGATTTAACTGGCGGAGTGGTCATGCTGCAGCTCCCTGCTTGATCGATTCGTTGTAGGAGGCGTAGATCTGGTCGATGCGCGCCCTATAGTGACGCTGCTCACCGTCGTCGATGACGCGCAACAGGTAGGCCAGAGTAATGACCGATGTTGCCGCCGAACTGGCGTTTGGCTTTCCGAGGTCGCGGATCATGTTGTCGATCTCTCCCTCGATCCAGGTGACAGCCGTTTGATGATCGCGTTGTTCAGCGTTCACGCTGCGCCTCCTGTTGACGGACAGACCATTTCCATCTGCGCCATTACCAGGCCGATACGGCGTTTCAGGCTTTTGCGCTCTTCAATTGCACGGGCGCCACGATCAGCCAGCGCCTGAGTGCGCAACTGCTCCGCAGCTTCATAGTCGTGGAACTCATTTAGTTGACGCCTCTTATCGCGCCCCCAAGCGTCGTAGCGCCGATCCCACTCTCGGGCCTGCGCACTGTCTGCATAACTGGTTGCCATGGCGTCGCCTCCAAGAGTGGCAGTGCTGATCCAACAAAACTCGGCTGCACTCATCCCTTTCGCTGGTTGCCGTTGGGCGCGGAGGGGAGTGCATGCGGGTTTGGTCATGTCGAGAATGGTGAGTCTTATCTGTCATAAGGCTCGCCGTGATGCGTTTTAGTTGTTCGGTACAGGGCCTGTATTGCACGGCGCTGGAGACTTGAGCATCCGTCTGCCCACTCATCGAATGGGCAGAGGTGATGCGGTCAGCCTTCGCGGCTCATCTGCTCATGGCTTGCGTGCTCTTCACTACAGAACGGCATGCGTTCGTCTCGAACCACTTTGCGATTCCGCGCTTGGTCGTATGCCTGGTAGATGATGTTTCGATAGATAGTGGGATTTGCTGGCTTGCCGCATCGGGTGCATTTCGTTGGTGCTATTGCTGGTTGAGTCATGGCTCTGCTCCGGTTGTTTTCCCAATGCACCCGTCACCAGGTGCATCAGTGAAAAATTCCGTTTCTCCACCACGCGCATCGCCGGATTCATATCTCTGGCCGTCGTTGCACATTTCGTGTTCGGTGTTCTTCGCCGGCTGGCTTGCATATGGCGGGGTGGTAGTGGCGTTACGCCGCTGCTAATCTCAGGCCCAGGTGAAATCAGAGGCATTAGCCATGGATCCGAAGAACCTCGCGGTATTGATGAAGCTGAAAGACGCCATGGAAATGGCGAGCCCTTCCCCTGCTAGAACCCCTTACGTTGAGCCACCGCCGCCCCAGTCAAAGACCGGTTGGCTCGTCAAAAACTGTCGTTTCTGCAAGACAACCAAGTTCAGCTATAGAGCTGACTGGGTGAATCCACCAATCATGTGTGAGGGCTGCCGGAACGAGCGAAAGACTCGTTACAAGCAAGGGGAGGGCGACACGCTCTATTCAAAAACTCAGGTCTTCCATGGAGGATCACCCGGCGGAGGCAGGCATAAATGACCACCAAAAATAATCCTGAAGAGACACACCAGCAGCGACTTGAGCGGCTCCGGGTAAGCCTCGAAAAGCTCAAGAAGCGGTTTGAAGACATGCCGCCTGGTCGTGGCGCCGGTATGCCAGCAGAGATCAGGGCTCTAGAGGCTCGAATTAGCAGGGAGGAAATGCATATCCTCTCAGGTTATTACGAGCGAAAAGGTGGTCCTGTTCGTGGTGGATCTCCCGGCTCAGGCCGTCGCAGCTAGTCTGCTTTCCGCAAAGTCCTTCTCAGGGCTTTCCGGAGAGCATCCTGCCCGCTGATAACGGGCAGGCAATCTCTTTCCCTTGCATAGGCCAACGGTCGCTTTCCCGTCGATGTCTTTCAGCGCGACACGGGATCAAGGTCCCAAGGCCAAACGCTTACTCACCACCACGCAGCCTCTCCAGCTGCGCCCTCCGAATGAGGTCTCCTATGCCCAGCGCCGACATGAGGTCGAATCGCTGCGTACCGTTGCGCGGTACGTCCGCTGGCTATGCATCGGCCAGCTCGGCGTCCATCAAGTTTTTAAAGAGCGACTCCGAATCGGAGCGGACCCTTTCGAGGCCCTTCGCAGTAGCTGTGTGCCGCTGCGATGGATGAACAATACCGCCGGTATTGTATTGTGGTCAATACCTCCGGTCATGTTTTTTTCATCAGGCGTAAAAAAGCCCGCTTAAGGCGGGCTTTCTTCGCGGAGGATTAGTCTTCTTTAGGGACAGTCCAGAAGATGTGGACGTGGCCGTCGTCACGGTGGGCGAAGGTTACGTTATCGTTCTCCGCGATCTCTGCGAGCATCTGATCCCAGTCTTCAGGTGAATCATTGGCTGATCGCTCCAGCAAGGCTGATTTTGCCGCCTGCGAGCGAGGGTTATTTATGATTTTATGAATACGTACGCCGAGCAGTTCATAGGGAGTAAGCGGTTTCGGTGCTTGTTTTGCCTTTGTCATCGAGTAGCTCCTTTCTCTGTATATGCATACAGTATTATTCCCTCAGACCCTTCGCAATACGCCTTAGGTGTGGCTGGCGGTATGCGTAAAAAGTTGGCACACGTTTTTGAGCGGGCGCGAAAAAGACCATCCACTGAGGTGCTGATGTGCCATCACAGTGGGATACTGTTCACGCCCCGAAAGCGCAGATAGCGCTGATACGGATGGCATTACCTAGGGATGAGCCAGCAATGAGTGAAGGGGTAGAACTTTTTAAAGGGCACGGCGGCAGCGTCGAGTTAAGCGACTCTACGATCACCATAAAGAGGAAGGGGGTGCTTTCATTCGTTACGCAGGGCCTAAAAGGTGACAAAGAGATTCCTATCTCACTCCTTACTGCATTGCAGTTCAAGGCAGCTGGGATGTTCACAAACGGATATATCCAGTTTTCTTTCCAGGGCGGAAGTGAAGCGAAAGGCGGGGTTTTTCAGGCCGCTTCCGATGAGAACACGGTACTTTTTACAAAGGACCAGCAAGCAGCATTTGAAGTGCTGCGCGGAAAACTCCAACCGCGCATTGGTCGGCCGACAGCTCCAATCGAGCAAGGATCCTACCTAGATGATTTGGAGCGCTTAGCTGCACTCAGGACCAGCGGCATCCTCACTGAAGAAGAGTTTCAAGCCAAGAAAAAGCAGATTCTTGGTCTGTAAGCTGATAGTGGAAGCTCGGCGTATAGCGCACTCCAATACCAACAAGCCCGCTTATAGCGGGCTTGTTGGTTACCACTCGTGGCATGCTATTTAGATAGCTAAACGCCATCATTGCTCTACAATCGCGACCGGTCGAATTGCGGCCAGGTGCGACTTGGAAAGGATGAGTAATGATTCTTCGGAAAGCTATAGCGGTAGCGGCCGTATTTGTTGCGCTGGGAGGCTGTGCGAGCATCGTCAGCGACAGCAAACCAGAGGTGGGGGTGTACAGCACACCCACGGCCGCAAAGTACGAGATTGTGAATAGTCGAGGAATGGTTGTTGCTCAAGGCGTTACGCCCGGAAAGGTACTTCTTGAAAGCGGGAGAGGGTACTTCAAGGGAGAAGACTACAAGGTCACCTTCCGGAAAGAAGGGTACTCAGATAGCACTGTGCCGCTTAAGACCACGGTAAACGGCTGGTACTGGGGCAACATCTTGTTTGGCGGGCTCATCGGCATGCTCATCGTCGATCCTCTCACAGGTGCGATGTACACCCTGCCAGACGATGTAACCGGGAATCCTTCACTGCTTGTGTCGCAGCAGGCTGCGGTAAAGTAGGAGGGCCAGCCGCCTACGTCTAACTAGTTTTCATCATCGGCCAGAGACCAGCCGGCAACATATAACGCGTGGTGACGTGCAGCATCATCAAGTGGAGCTGTCTGCGCGTCGTACGTCACTTGATCTCTTCTGGTTTTCGGCGAAGGGGGAAGGATGCTGTCTAATCCAAGCCCTATTGTGGGAGTCGAATTTCTCTTCCGCGCAATCTCCTGTGGTGAGTCAGAGAAAGATATTTTCGGCTTCAACCTGCCTTGACGGTTAGCTTTGCGGCGCTGCTTCCTAGTCAGAGCAATCGATACAAAGGGGGCTGCCCCTCCAAATACCGTCTTCTGATAGTAATCGATATGCGCGATCAGCCTTTCGGCTGCTCGTTCAAACTCTTCGCCCTCTTTGAGTTCTCGCATGATGCTGTAAAGGAGCGCTAGTTGCGCCCATTCTCGGCGATCAATGTCAGCAGGCTTTTGAATCTCGAAGCGCCGTAGAAATTTCAAAAGATTCGAAGGCAAAGTCATTTTCGCCAGATCTGTCGGCAAAGGTAGAGCCATTTCCCGTCTCCTAGGAGATATATCTTCAGGCGCCGTTAGTCTTCCGGATCCTCATCTTCTTCCGGCTTCCACCTGGCCATCAGATCAGCCATCAACTCAGCAATGGCGTCACTATTGCCTGCCAGCACCTCTAGATGCTTACTGACTCGATCATGTGTATTTGAAGAGCCGCGCTGATCGATCCAGATGCTGATCTCTTCGATAGCAGCCCCAAGAGCCATGACATTCTGGTTGATGCGGTAGAGCAGGGCGGGGGTGGGATCGTCTGGCATGGCGTTTCCTCCAGTGAGAAAGAAAGCGTAGTCCAGGAGAGAGTCTGACGCGCCTCAGTAAATTGCAGACAAAGAAAAGCCCGCGATGGGGATTAGCGGGCTTAAGTCGTGCAAGGAGCAGGAACAAAGCTGCGTGCCTTAGTGTGAAAACAGCGTGAAGGACAGAACCACAAAGCTTCGCACAGGACCAACTGCCTCAGCTTTTAACCAAAGAGGGCTAAGGCGCGTGAGTTTGGTGCGGGTTCGCCGGAGGTGCTAGTGGTGCTTCATCCTTCCCTGCTTGAAATGCAGACATGGTGGTTTGCATTGCGCCAAGGACGTTGGCCTGATTGGCGTAATAAGCGCCGACCAGGATTGCAACCACGGCTAGAAGTTGGACGATCACAGCGGCCCAGTAATTGGATTTTACGGTTGCTGCCTGCTTAGCAGCATCTTCAGCGCCTTCTGCCGCCTTGGTCACTCTTTCCGCGAGCAACTCAAAGCGCTTGTCACGCTCAAGTTGGGCCTTGTCACGCTCAGCCTGTGCAGAGAGAAAGCCTTCAATTTTCGCGGACACGGACTCAACCCGAGCATCCATCTTTACTTCAATGGTCTCAAGTTTGGCGTTGAATTCTTCTCGCGTAATGTCGTTCATACGCTCAGTATCGCTTCGTTGTTCGGCCATGTCATTGGCATTGGAAATTTTTTCAAATAGCCCAGGCGACACGCTTTCGGTCGTGTAGATTCTTCCCCTAGCTACTTTAGCTGTCAGCGTTGGCCGCTTTGTCCCCGCGACCTTTGTCCAATCCAGGAGATCCGGGCCGCGACCAAGCCCTTCCGTACCTTTGAACTGCTCCGGGCTGATTGGTCCAGGGTCGACAGAGGTGAGCATTCAAAACTCCTCGATCGCGCCAGGGATATCATCTTCCAACAAGGAGTGCTGTCTTACGAATTTGCATTTTCTACAAATCATTACAAGCACTGGTAGTCCGGTCATGAACATGTCGCCTGTCCCAGTACCCCATGGTAGCGCGTTGCCGCCGACCGATTTGCCGTTAGGTATGCTCCATTCATCCGTCTTGCAAATGGGGCACTCCATCGAGACTCCGTTGTCATCGAAGAACTGTTGGATTTTGTCTACATTAATTCGGTTTCGCGTTGGCACCATCTTCTCGTCGCTCATCGCATCCCAGCCTCTAATTCAAATCAAAAACACTTCAATGCATTCCGCCATGCCATGCGCCTATTCACCCTTCTCTCGCACAGTCCTTACCGCCTACACCTAACCAGAGTAAGCAGTCAGCCTGCCATAGCGATTCTCAGCGCTACCGCAGCCTCAAGCAGCTTGTTCGCCTGGCTGTAGACGGCCCTCGCCAAAGCATCATTTCCAGCGTCTTTCAGCATTGCTGCCAAATCGAGCAGTTTCCCCACCTCGATCTCAACGACGCGAATGGATTCGGTTATCTGGTATTTAAGTGAGTGCGCCATGCGTTCGATCCTCTAGCCGGTCGGCTATAAATCTCCGCCGCGCCACACCACTCGCCCAATGATTCGGTGCTCATTGATCTCGCTGCGCGAAAGCATCAGGTCGGGATATTCATTCTTGTCTTCGTTGTCGCTGCGGATGATCCAGCTACCAAGAGCAGTTTTGATCAAGCGTTTTACGATTACGCCTTTATCAGCGCTAGCCAAAACGTATATCTGACCATCTGTTGGCTCTAAGCGCGATTCGTCCACCAACAGCACGTCACGGTCGCTTACCGTCGGCCACATGCTGTCACCGTCGGCGTAGATCACCTTTAAATTCTTAGGATTCAGCCCTTTGACACGCAGCCATTCTTTCTTAAATGCTAGCGTGCTGCGTATCTCTACATGCGGATTGTCATGCCCGTCGCCGGCAGCTGCGCGGGCAGTGTATTGAGAGACAAATGCGTAGCGCTCGTCAGTTGGCTCTTGGATATCGTCGCCAGCAGGAAGAGGGGTGTTCGCAGCCTCTTTTGATTTTGGTAGTGACGGCAACGCAGCGGAGCTGTCACCAAGCGAAGACGCCATCTTTTGCACTTGAGCAGCTAAGGTGGGGCTGATTTCTGAAACCGGCACTCTAAGCATTCTGGCAAAGACAGTTACTGCCTTCGTGCTGAGCGCCGTCCGGCCGTTCATAAAATGGCTGACAGCACCTTGAGTGACCCCGTCACCAAGCTCGCCAGCCATTTTTTCTTGAGTGAGTTTTAGTTCGCCGCGCTTCTTTTGAAAGATCGCCTTGAGCCGCTCACTGTCTTGTAGCTGCCAATCAGAGAGAGGAAGCCTTCGGGAGTCTTTTTTCATCCGGCGATCTTATTACCTGCGGTATTTGCTTAACCAATATCGCCGGTATTGACGGCAAACAATACCGGCGGTCATAATCGCTCTTAACATCTTGTCGAGGACGACGCCATGCGCCGTATCCCATTAATCGATTTTGCGAAAGAGCATGGCCACACGAAGGCCGCGCAGATGCTCGGTTGTACTCAGGGCGCCTTGAGTAAGGCAATCCGCGTGGGCCGTGATGTCTATGTGACCGTTGAGGACGACGGCAGCTTGTCGGCCTTGGAGCAACGCCCGTTCCCATCACAAAAATCGGCCGCTTAGCCAATCAGCTTGCGTCTTGACGCGAGCGAAACGGTCGCGCGCTCAAACCCGCGCAATTCATCACTTTCTAACAGCGCCCGTAGCGGGTTAGCGATCTGCTCAAACTCGGGCCAAAGCCTGAGCTGAGATGACAAGGGAAGGGTGGAGGCCAGGGCTACCACCAAGCAGCAAAGGGCGGATATCTCGCCTTGCAGTTCGGAATTAGAGGTCATGGGTTCGTCCCTGATCAGTTGATGGATGAATCATGAACAGTTTCACGCAAAGGGAAAACCAGACGATGAGCTGCAGAACTCTAGATACACGAAAGCAAGTAGTTGTCGCGGCCGTTAAAGCTTTCCCCGGCGGTCGTGAATGCGCAGCCGCGTTCATCGGCGAAGAGAACTTCAAGCGCTTTGAAAACCGGATCTATGAGTCGGCTGGCATGAAGCCGCTGACCAATGGCGAAGTCTGCGCTCTCGAAACAGAAGCTAAAACCAGCTTCATGCCCGACTACATCTGCGCAATGTACGGCGGTGTATTCGTTCGACTTCCAGACGCCGAGCAACTCGACAACGTCGATCTCTACCAGCGTGCATTGGCGGCTTCTTCGCAGCGCGGCGAGCTTGACCACATGGTCGCGATGGCGCTGGAGGACGGCGAAATCGATGCTTCAGAAGCCAAGAAGATTCGCGCACTGCACACCAAGTACCTGTCAGCCAGTCTTGAGACTGTGGCGGCGGTGATCGAGCTACACAAGGCGAAGAACTAAATCCCAGGCAATAAAAAGCCGGGGTAGTGACCCGGCTCTTTGTACAACGAAGTGGAGCCAGTATATGCAGACCCAGCCGCAAATCAATACCCCCGCCAATGTCGCGACACGTTTTGTTAATTCCGAAAACGTGTCGCGCTTCAAAATACGTTTTCCGGGAGTCAAGCAATGACCCCCGACAACATCATCCAGCTGAACAGCAGCAGGGGATTCACCCGTATGGACAACAGCCTGATGGAGGCTTTGGCTACGGTTGACCTGCCAGCGCGCGAACTGCGCGTTCTCATGGCCATTGCACGGCAGACCATCGGCTATCAACTTGAAACCAAACGCCTGACTGCCGACGATATTGGCAAGCAGACCAATATGCGCCGAGACGTCACGTCGAAAGCGATCAGTCATCTCCTTGAGCGTCGAATCATTTTTCGGGTAGGGGGAAGCCGAGGCGATATCGGGATTTCCCCTATTCGCGAGTGGTCCTTCTACGAGGCAAAACCTTCCAATCTCACTGAGACCAAATCGTCTCACTCAGCCCAAATCGTCTCACTGAGACCTGATGCGAGTGAGACCAAAACGGCAACTTGCCTTCTTTATACAAAGAAAGAACCCCTATTAACTCTTCCTTCGGAAGAGATTAATCCGCCCCAAGAGCAACCGGAACCGCCGAAGTCTGATCGCAAGGCTACGTTCGGCATGACCCAGCTGCTTGCCGACAACCCGCACAACGTGCCTGAGCAATTGCTGGCCGACTGGCTAACCCAGCGCAAGGCCAAGCGCGCCGCCGTCACCGCCACCGTCTGGTCAACCGTCAACGTCGAGCTGGCCAAGTGCGTCGAAGCCGGAATCACGGCATCCGACGCCATCACCGAAGCGCTGACTTCTGGGTGGCAAGGGTTCAAGGCGTCCTGGGCGATCAAGCGCATGGCCGAGTCGGTCCCAGCGCCGGTCGCTCAGTCCCGTCACACCGGCTTCGCTGACCGCAACTACACCGACGGACTGATCCAGCGGGAGGACGGTAGCTATGCGTTCTGAGCCAGTACAAACAACTCCTGAGTTTCCACCAGGAACTCGCATCCAGCCCGCCGACTGTGACACCCACGGCGAGTTCGAGCAGAAAATCTTCTTGGTCATCGGCCGCGAGCTGAAGACCGGTTGTCCCGAGTGTTCCCGCATTGCCCAGGAAGCGACGGATGAGTCCGAGCGCCAGAGCAAGGCGTTGATGCTCCGCATGGCCATGGAGCGCAAGCTTGGCTCGGCGCTGATTCCGAAGCGCTTTGCCTGCAAGACCTTTGAGGGTTACGTGGCCACCACCGCCGAGCAGCACAAGGCGTTGAACACTTGCCGTAGATACGCCGGCGAGTTCTCGCAGATCGCCGAGTCTGGCCGTTGCCTGTTGCTGTTGGGCAAGCCTGGCACCGGCAAGACGCACCTGTCCGTGGCGATCGCCCACGAGATCATGGCCCGATCGAGCGCCACCGCCGTGTACCGCACTGTCGGCGCCGTACTGCAAGCGATCCGCGCCACGTACGACCGGACCAGCGCGCAGAGCGAAAGCCAGATCCTGTCGAGCCTCGTCAGCCCGTCGCTCCTGGTCCTTGATGAGATCGGCGTTAGCAAGGAAAAGCCCAGTGACTTTGAGCTGACCACGCTGTTCGCAATCATCAATGGCCGGTACGAGGAGCAGCGCCCGACTGTGATCGTTTCCAACCTGGATGCCAAGGCGCTGCCGGCGGCTATCGGTGAGCGCTGTGCGGATCGTCTGCGGGAGGGCGGGGTGATCGTCATTCCGTTCGAGTGGGAATCTCAACGTGGAAAGGAGGGTTTCTGATGACCACCAATATCCATTTCACAGCAGCCTGGACACTGGCTGGCTTTTCTATCGGCGTGTTCTGCGTCCTGATCACAATGGCGGTGACGGCATGAGCGACCACAGCGAACTTAAGACCGTGGCTGAGGCCTGCGGCAATCTGAACTGGCGTGTCATTCAGGAGAACTGGTGCGAGTGGGCGATCCGGGATGACCACGCCTACATCGCTACCATGCGCACCAACAGTCCGAAGCAACCGGGCCCATGCCCTGAGCGCGAAGCCAAGGCAAAGTTTCTCTGCGTAATGACGCCTGCCACAGCCCTGACCTTGATTACCGAGATCGAGCACATCACTCAATACAGGGATAACGCGGTCAACATAATCAGGCGACTTCGAGGTGATTTGACTGCGGTAGAGCGAGAGCGTGACCAGCTGAAGGCCGAGATCGAACGCCAGTCGCGGCAGTTCAAGGAGTGGCAAGCGAGTCACCACGCTAACTATTCCCAAGTGGCTGATGAGCGCGACCAGATAGATGCTGAGAGCGAGACGCTGCGCAAGGATGCTGATCGTTTGAACTGGCTTGATGCCAGAAAATTTCCAGTGGTCGAAGGGGACGATTTTGGTCTGCCAGTGCAAGGCAGCGAGCAGTTGGGCCATGAATGGACTGTTTCCGGGGGATGCACTTCCATCAGAAAAGCCATTGACGACGCCATCAGCAGAGAGGCGCAGTGATGACCGACAAGATCAGCGTCAACTGCCAGGCCAAGCTCACCGAGGCCATTACCAGCCTGACCACCATGTACCGCGACAAGAAGTTCGTCGTTGTCTCGCTGCGTCCCGGCAAGGACCGCACCCTCGACCAGAACTCATTGTGGTTCGGGATGTACAAGCGCATTTCCGAGATGACACAGATCGGTGATGCGGCCGACGCCCGGCGCTACTGCAAGCTGCACTTCGGCGTGCAGATCCTGCTGAACGAGGATTCAGGTTTTCAGGCGGCATGGTATCGGGTCATGCGCCATCTGCCCTACGAGGAGAAGCTGGCCCTGATGGGCGAGCACAAGTTGTTCGGCCCCGACGGCTTCCCGGTGACCAGCCTGTTCAACCGCGCCCAAGGCATCCAGTACACCGACCGCATGGCCGCGTTCTTCACCGGACAGGGCGTTGTGTTCACCGATCTACTGAGCAAGGAGGCCGCATGATCGCCAAGCAACCCAAGCCGAAGAAGTGCAAGAACCCGGCCTGCGGCGTCAGCTTCCCGCCGCAGCGCCTGGGTCAGGCCGTATGCAGCCCCAAGTGCGGGCTGGCCATCAAGAACGTCAACCAGGAGAAGGCGCGCAAGTCGCTGGCTCAGATCGAGCGCAAAGAGATCAAGGTTAGGAAGGAGAAGCTGAAGAGCCGGGCCGACCACCTCAAGGACACGCAGATCGCCTTCAATGCCTGGGTACGTGAGCGGGACGCCGAGCTGCCTTGCATCAGTTGCGGCCGCCACCACCAGGGCAAGTACGACGCCGGCCATTATCGGACCGTCGGGAGCAACCCTGCGCTTCGCTTCGAGCCGTTGAATTGCCATCGCCAGTGTTCGCCATGCAACACACAGCTTTCCGGAAACATCGTGAACTACCGCATCGCGCTGGTTAAGCGGATCGGCGCCGAGCAGGTCGATTGGTTGGAAGGCCCGCATGAGCCGAAGAAGTACACCATCGAAGAACTGAAGGCGATGACCGCCGACTACCGGGCAAAGACCAGAGAACTGAAGAAGGAAGCAGCATGAAGCTGATCAACGCAAGGCAGGTATGGACTGAGTCGCAGCACGAATCGAACGCGTCGATCAGCGCCGTGGCAATCGACAAGGCCGAATCGGCACCGGTGAAGGCCGGCACCCGCATGCGCCGCCATGAGGCCGTGTTTGCCGCTCTGGGCGATGACAAGGAAGAACGCATTCAGATCGTTCGGCAGAAAATCAGCATCAGCGAAACGCGCCGCACGCCAATCGGCCGGTCCACCGCCCGCGCCGCGCACCTGGCCACGATCGGCAAGGTGCTGCGCGCCATCGACACTCTACCGTTCCAGGTGCAGCAGTTCGGGCACTACCTCTACCACCCGGCGATGACCATGCGCCACGTCATGAATGCTGTGCTGCTGATCACCGCCCACGCCAAGTTGCCGGACCTCACATCGGCCAAGCGCGTGAAGGCGCAGTACCTGGTGACCCTGGCCCTGCAATCGTACAAGGGGGAGGTGGTCGGTGCAGAAGAGTGGGGGCCGGCCCGGGTCGCCGCCGAGATGAAGACCTTCTTCGGCGTGACGATTGATCCGAAGAACTGGACGCGCGACTGGCTCGACCTGTGGGAATCCCTTAAAGAAGTCATCAAGGAAGTGGATATTCAGGCACAACAACCAGTATGGCAGGTGATACACGCGGAAAGAGAAGAAGAGGCGGCATAAACATATTGACATGACGGGAGATTGCGCGTACTTTTCCCATAGTGCGCAATTCACGCAACACGCACACGAATACCTGAACCCGGCCAAGTGCCGGGTTTTTTCATGGCAATGTTTAGATTGCTCTACACCCCATGTACAATCGAGATTCAGCCAGGCTTCTGTCTTGGCTCCCAGTTTCTGGGGCTTTCGGGTGCGACACCCGTGGCGATGGCAATCTCAACCCTCGGCGTAATGTGTTTGGCTGCTGTAAAAACTGTTGTTCTTAGCCACGCGATGCCGGTCGCAGCGGATTCATCTGCGAAAGGGGATAGTAAAATGGGAAAAATCTTCGGAAGTGCTGTACTCGAAACGATTCATTCCGTGGGTTCAAGTTGCCTCGCAGCCAGTGCTAGCTTCACCGTTACTTGAGCGAAATGCTCATCGAAACCCGGCCACTGCGCCGGGTTTTTTATTGCCCAAACGCAGGCGAAAGACCGGATAGACCCTCTTGCTCATTCGATACACGAGGATCTACCGATGTCGCATATCACCCGCTGCAAAATGACTCTACGCACCAAAGGGCCTATTCAGGGTTCGTCGGAATCGCTGACCCGTTTGCGCTTCGGCGCTGTGTGGTCGGCCAACCCGGCGGAAGAAGACGCGATCTACGGCAAGTACACCCCGTACGGCGAATACACCGTCAACGTGGTGGCTGATCGCGCCGAGCATTTCGAAGAAGGGAAGGACTATTACTTCGACATCTCGCCAGCCTTCTGAATTTACCTGTAGCTAGGGCAGCCTTCGGGAAGGCCTGGACACTGATAAGCCGGTAAGTGCAGTGACACGAGAAAACACCGGCAGCCCGCGCACCTTGGCCGTACATGCTCGGGGTGGCACGAGACTGGATTGCGAGATCGATGCAAAAGGGCGTAGACGCAAAGAAGGTCTTCGGCGGACAGGAGGGGAAAGACCCTCACACCTATTTCAAGGCCTCGCCAATGAGCGGGGCTTTTTCGTTTTCGGCTCCACCACACCCATCGCTCTGAGCTGGGAGTGCTGCTGGAGCTGATCTATTCGCTCCCCGAAAGGGAGGACAGCCGGATGTCCAAAAACATGCCTGATAAAAACCCCGACTTCTGGGCCCAGGTTTGGCTTGTCCTGAGCAATCCGCTTTGGCAGGGCGCAATCATGGCCTCTACCGTCTCGCTGTTGCGCGTGCTGTATGAGGGCAAAGAGGCCAACAAGTGGCGCGTGGTCCTTGAGGCGCTCATCTGTGGTTCATTAAGCCTTTCTGCCAGCAGCGTAATCGAATGGATGGCTTGGCCCTCCAGCCTGTCTGTCGCGGCAGGCGGCACTATCGGGTTCATCGGCGTTACAGCGATTCGAGAACTGATTATCAAGTTCCTCGGGCGCAAGGCGGACTCAGTATGAAAGCGTTCGCAACTGCAGCAATCATCGCGCTCGTTGCCTGCCTGTTGCTGGGTATCCAGCACTACCAGGTCATTGCGCTTGAAGGTCAGGTGACGATCGAGGCCAAGAGCAAGGACGACGCCATCGCGGCCAATACCGAGAGCCAGGCGACGATCACCACGCTGCGAGCGGAAGCTCAGCGCAACGCTGACTACCTGAAAGATTTGAACCAGCGAATCAAGGCCAGCGAAGACAAAGCCAAAAAGGCGAGGAAAGACTTTGAAGACCTTAAGCGCAACAGCAAGCCTGTTCGTGACTGGGCTGCTCAGCCTCTGCCTGACGGGCTGCGCGGGAAGCCCGCCAGTGGTAACAAAGGCAACGGCAGTCAGAATTGAAGCGCCTGAGCTAATTCCCTGTGAGCGGATCGACGCGGCCGAGTCTGAGGCTGGTCTTCGCCTGAACGGCGATGTGTGGGAGCTCAAGGATCAGGCCATCAAGCTGCTCGACACCTGCGCCGATCAGGTGGACGCCCAGATCAAACGCAGTCAGAGCAAGTAGTCCGCGACACGTTTTTCAAACAATCAAATTGTGTCGCGACCTCCAGCGAGGAATCGACATGGGGTGCATAGCATGACGACGATCAACGTTAAGAAACTGGTCCGCCAGTTGCCGGATCGAGATGTTGCCGGCGCGGAGGCGGCGGTGGTCTTCACGTTCAACGGCAAGACCGTGCACGTCGAATCCTTCAAGGGCAAGGTCACGTCTGATTACCTGCGCGTGGTGGACATTCCCGAGTTCGACGCTCATTCGTCAGTGCTGGGCGGCGATACCCAGTTTGAATACGAGGTGCTTGCATGAGTGATCAATCAGGGGAGCACGTCCATTACTGGGACGATGGCCGTGGAAGGCGGGATGTCTTTATCGATGGCCTGACGGAAACTAAAGTGATCTGGTGCGATACCAAGGCTGGCATCGCTGTTGTTGCCGACTCTCCACTCAAGTCATCCGACGGCGAGACTGTGGACTTCCACCCTGCATGGGGAGAGATCACTGTGGTTCCTGCGGAGGGTGCATGACGACTATTGCCTACAAAGACGGTGTGATTGCCTATGACTCGCGTATCTGCAATGGCAATTCGATTACTTACGACGACTTCGACAAGTGCCAGGAAGTAAAGAGCGTCAAGTTCGTCTTTGCCGGCTATGTGTGCGACTACTCAAAGCTGATTGGTGCTTGGTTCGGCGAACCTGTGACCGGGACGGTTGAGTGCTCAGCTCTGGTGTTTGATGGGGCATCACTTTGCTATGCCGCATATAACGCTGAGCACGGCCTCTGCAAAACACCGATTTGGCTCGAAAGGCCTTATGTCATCGGGAGTGGTTCGGATCACGCCATGACCGCCATGGACATGGGCGCAAATGCATACAAGGCCGTTGAGATGGCCGCAAAGCGCGACACCAGCACCGGCGGCACGATCCGGACAGTTTTGATCACTGAGCTAAGTAAGGCGGAGCAGGTCTGCCGCAGGTGAGCGCCACACGTCAATCCAAGTATCTCTATTGCAGCTCTCTTTCCAACGCCTCCTGATAACAAACAAGATCAGAAGATTGTTGATTTGCCTCGTACGCCGCCTGGTAATGATCGGCGCTCTTATCACAGGCATAGCTAGAGTTGCCGCCAAGCTCTCGCTCCAACGCTTTTTGGTAACACACGAGATCGCTAGCTCGCATAGTCGATTGATAGCGGTCTTGGTACGACTGAGCGCTATCAGAACAAGATCCATAGGGTGTGTTGGCTGCGAAGGCAGTAGTGCATGCAAGAGCAAGCGTGCCAACAGCTAGAAGGGATTTGAGCGAGGTCATCCATGAATCTCCGAGTAGGTATGTCCCAGCAATACCGGCAACTGCCCACTAATTCAAGTATCAGAGCGATCCCATGACAACCAAGCAACCCGACTGGGAGCGCATAGAACAGCTCTTCCGGGCTGGTCTGCTCTCGGTTCGAGAGATCGCCTCAGCGTGTGGCGTGTCTCACACAGCAATCAACAAGCGGTCGAAGGCTGAAGGCTGGGATCGCGACCTGAACGCCAAGATCAAGGCGAAAGCGGATTCACTAGTTTCCAAGCGAGAGGTTTCCACAAAGGTTTCCACGGAAACGCTGGCAACCGAACGTGGAATCGTGGAAGCGAATGCTGAGGTCATTGCTGACATCAGGATGGCCCACCGTACAGACATTGGTCGCTCTCGCAGACTGACAAACCTTCTGCTGGATGAGCTGGAGTCGCTGACCGAAGAGCAGGGCACTATCAAGGAGTTGATTGCTCAGCTCAAGGATGGTGGCGGCGACGATGCCGATGCGATGTCCGACATGCTGGCTCTGGCCAATAAGATGGGCGCACTGCCGTCGCGAACCAAGACCATGAAAGAACTGGCGGAAACGCTGAAGACGCTGGTTGCCCTGGAGCGACAAGCCTACGACCTCGACACCAAGACTGGTGGCAACGACGCCGACGAGCTATCGAAACTGATGGACGATCTATCGAAGGAAGCCTGACATGAAGCCCGAGCACTTGAAGCTGCTCCGGAATAAGAGATGGCGCCTGAACAACCTCTACTTCATCACGGACAAGCAGGGCAAGAAGGTCCGCTTTCGGATGACGGACGAGCAGATCGAGTACTTCGACGGGATGCACACCCGCAACATCATCCTGAAGGCTCGGCAGCTTGGCTTTACGACTGAGTGCTGCATCATCCAGTTGGACGCAGCTCTGTTCGAGTCAGCCAAGTGTGCACTGATCGCTCACACCCTGAACGACGCCAAGCGCCTGTTCCGGGAGAAGGTGAAGTACGCCTATGACAACCTGCCTGCCGAGATTCGCGCCGCCAACCCAGCGAGTAACGATGCTGCAGGTGAGCTGGTGTTCAGCAAGGGCGGTTCGCTCTACGTTTCCACCTCATTTCGAGGCGGGACGCTGCGCTACCTACACGTCTCTGAGTTCGGGAAGATCTGCGCCAAGTTTCCACACAAGGCACGCGAGATTGTCACCGGCGCCTTTGAGGCTGTGGCCACCGACTGCTTCGTCACGATTGAGTCAACAGCGGAAGGCCGCGCCGGCTACTTCTTCGAATACTCGCAGAGCGCTGAGCGGCAACAGCTTGCTGGTGTGCCCATGGGCCTACTGGACTGGAAGTTCTTCTTCTTCAGTTGGTGGAAGAACAAGGCCTACTGGCTTGACCCGACTGACGTGTTCATCGCGCAGCGCCTGACCGACTACTTCAACGAACTGCACGCCAAGCACGGGATAGTCACGAACGACGGTCAACGCGCTTGGTACGCGGCCAAGGAAAAGACGCTCGGCGACGACATGAAGCGGGAATACCCGTCGATCCCTGTCGAAGCCTTCCAGCAGTCGGTTGAGGGCGCCTACTACGCGCAGCAACTGACCAAGCTCTATGCCCAACAGCGCATCGGGGCGATACCGAACAACAGCCATCTGCCAGTGATGACCTTCTGGGATATCGGCGTCAGCGACTCCACGGCCATCTGGTTCGTGCGGCAGGTCGGCACCGAATACCACGTCATCGATTACTACGAGAACTCGGGCGAAGGCCTGCGGCATTACATGAAGGTGCTCAAGGACAAGGGTTACACCTATTCCGAACACTGGGGGCCGCACGACATCGACAACCGCGAGTTCGGCAGCGACGCCAAGACTCGCCGCGAGCTGGCCCGAGAGGGTTACGACATCGACGGTCAGAAATACAGCATGACGTTCCAGGTGGTCCCGAAGATCGGCATCAACGACGGCATCGAGCAGGTCCGGGAAATCCTCCCGCTTTGCGTATTCGATGAGTCGAAATGTGAGCAGGGCATCAACTGCATCGAGAACTATCGCAAGGAGTGGGACGACAAGCGCGGTTGCTGGAAAGACAAGCCGCTTCACGACTGGACCTCTCACGGGTCTGACGGATTCCGATACTTCGCTGTCGCCAAAAGCGCAAGGAAGCCGGTCAAATCAATCAAAATGGGATTCGCACGCTAATGGCAGACGTCACCTACACCCGCCCGGAGTACGACGCGGCACAGTCCCGTTGGCGGCTGGTGCGCGACGTGTGCAAGGGCTCTGAAACCGTAAAGATCCGTGGCGATGTTTATCTGCCGAAGCCAAATGCGCATGACACCAGCAAAGAAAACCAGGATCGATACAAGTCCTACAAACAGCGCGCTGTGTTCTACAACGCAACGGGTCGGACGAAACACAGTCTGGTGGGAGCGGTGTTCCGCACATGGCCAACACTGACTGTCCCCGGTGCACTCGAATACGTGTCGAAGGACGTCGACGGGCAGGGCGTAAGCGTCTATCAACAGTCGCAGTCGGTCATCGGGCATCTGCTCGAGGTCGGCCGCCACGGCCTGCTGGTGGATTACGCTGCTGTCAAAGCCGGAACAGTGAGCAAGGCTGACGAACAAGCTGGTCGGGCTCGGGCCAGTGTTGCTAGCTATCCCGCTGAGGCTATCAGGAATTGGAAGACGCGCCAGGTTGGCGGCCAACACCTGTTGAGCCTGGTCGTCTTGCGCGAAGAAGCCGACAAAGAAACCGACGACGGTTTCGGCAGTGAAAAGGTCGTGCAATTTCGAGTGCTTCGCCTTGACGACTCAGGTATCTACACGCAGGAAGTATGGGAGGAGAGCAGTAGCAGTGCTGAGTTGATCATTGCTCCTTTCACTCCATTGAATGGCCTCGGCCTTCCATGGAAGGTAATCCCGTTCCAGTTCCTCGGCAGTGAGAATAACGACGCCAGCATTGACGATTCGCCGTTGTACGACATGGCAGTGCTTAACATCGGCCATTACTGCAACAGCGCGGACTACGAAGATTCGGTGTGGTTCTCGGGTCAGCCTCAGTTCTGGATTTCCGGGCTCGACGAAGCGTGGCGTGATCACCTTGAAGCGAACGGCATATACGTAGGCTCGCGTGCGCCACTGACACTGCCGGCCAATGGGTCGTGCGGTTTCGCTCAGCCTGAGCCGAACACGCTGGTGAAAGAGGCTATGGACGCCAAGAAAGAGGACATGGTGTCACTCGGTGCCCGGCTTATTGAGCGCGGCAGCGCGGTGAAGACGGCGACCCAGGCCGACAACGACAGCGCCGCCGAACACAGCGTCCTCTCGCTGGTAGTGAGCAACGTCAGTGAGGCCTACAGCCAGTGTCTGGTCTGGATGGCTGAGTTCGTGAACGCTACCGGCGAAACGCTCTACAAGCTCAATCAGGACTTCAGCCAAATCACCCTGGACGCAACGATCCTTTCGGCACTGTTCAACGCCGTGCAGGGTGGCAAGCTGCCTTCGGCTGATTTCTGGCAGTACCTGCGCGATCGGGGTGTTATCGATCCTGAAAAGACAGACGACGAGATCCGAGACGAACTGGAAACAGAGAATCCGGTGATGGATCTGGATGACGACGAGGTAATCCCAAATGGCGGCAAACAGAGCGATCCTTGATGCCACGATCCGGCACGCCGTCTTCCTCGAGCAGTTGAAGTCTGGAGAGGTCAAGAAGTTCGGACCTTTCCTCAAGGAGATTGACCGCACGATTCGTGAGCGACTCACTCGGACTGATCTCACGGATTACAACATCCTCAGGATGGAGCGGCTGCTGAGTGAGGTCGATAGCCTGTTGCTGGGCATCTTCGATCGCTACAGCGACAAGCTCACTCTCGACCTGGTGGACATTGCCAACTACGAAGCTCAGTTTGAAGCGACGAGCCTGACGCGGGCTGCGCCGGTTGGAGTGTCGTTCGACGCCGCTGTGCCAGGCGCTACCGCAATCAGAGCGGCCATCCTCACCAACCCGCTCAGCGTGCGCGGTGCAGACGGCGGCAAGTTGCTCGAAACGTTTATCGATGGCTTCACCAGCACCGAGCGACAACGCCTAACTGGCGCGATTCGGCAAGGCTTCTTCGAAGGTCAGACCAACTTCCAGATCATCAAGAACATTCGAGGCACCAAGGCGCTTCAGTACAACGACGGCATCTTGGCCACGACCAACCGGAACGCCGGCGCCGTAGTGCGAACAGCAGTGCAGCATGTCGCCACTCAGGCGCGGATGGAGACGCTGAAGGAGAACGCCGACGTCGTGGAGGAGGTGGAGTGGGTCGCCACCTTGGACACGAAGACAACCAGCCAGTGCCGGACGCTCGACAAGCAGCGCTTCAAGCTGACCAAGGGGCCGCGACCGCCCATTCACATAAATTGTCGTTCGACGGTGGTGGCTGTAACCCGCTTCAGCGCGCTGTTCGCCAAGGGCTCCACGCGGGCATCCATCGGCGATGCCGGCGCCCAGCAGGTGAGAGCTGATCTTTCCTACTACGACTGGCTCAAGCTGCAACCGGCGGCGTTCCAAGACAAGGCCATTGGGCCGGTCCGCGCCAAGCTGTTCCGCGAAGGTGGCTTGAGCATCGAGCGGTTCTCCGAGCTGCAGCTTGATCGCAACTTTTCACCTCTGACCCTTGTGCAGATGAAGGCTCTTGAGCCTTTGGCGTTTGAGCGGGCAGGCATCAAATAACCTGGAGACATCCATGAACGACCAAGCGATCGAGCAAGAGATCCGAGACAAGGGCCTGACCGCGCCACGCATCACCCCGGCAGACCTGAAAGCCAACATCGTCGGAGAGTACTTCTTCACTGCCGCTGATGGTGTGCAGGCAGCCTTCCATGCACAGGATGAGTTGACTCGACTGACCGGCGCGCACGGCGAATTGGCGTTGCTGACCTTCTGCGTCCTGGTGCTGCGCAACGGCTTCACCGTTACCGGCGAGAGCGCGTGCGCCAGCCCGGAGAACTTCGACGCCGAGATCGGCCGCAAGATCGCCCGAGACAATGCAGTGCAAAAGGTCTGGCCGCTTATGGGTTACGCGCTCAAGCAGCAATTGCACGAAGCAAAGTAAACGAGCAGCGAATCACCAAGCCGGCCATGAGCCGGCTTTTTCATATCTGCGGGCTGGGCCTGCAAATCGTCTCTGGGAGACAAGCAAATGGGTTTGAAATATCAGCTGGACACTCTGGACGGTCTCGATGACTCCGTCAAAACCCTCTACACCGAGAAGGAAGGCAAGTTTGTCCTCGGTATTGAAGGCCTGCCGCAGCATGAAGACGTCTCCGGCCTGAAGTCGAAGGTTGAAGAGCTGCTCGGCGAGAAAAAAGCCGCAGATAAAGCCCGTAAGGATGCCGAAGATCAGGCTCGGCTGGAGCGCGAAGAAGCTGCCCGCAAATCGGGCAATGTCGAAGAGCTCGAGAAGTCCTGGTTAGAAAAGTACAACCGCCGCGAAGCTGAGCTGAACGGCACGCTGGAACAAGAGAGAGGCGCGCTGAGCACTCAGATCCGAGATTTGACTGTTGGTCGTACCGCTACTGATATCGCGTCGGCCTTGGCGATCACAGGCAGCGCCAAGGCTCTGTTGCCGCATATCGAACGCCGCTTGAGTGTCGAGCAACGCGACGGCAAGCCCGTTGTGGTCGTGCTCGACCAAGCCGGCAAGCTCTCGGCATCAACGCTTGATGAGCTCAAAGCAGAATTCGCCAACGACACGGCCTTCGCGCCGCTGATCGCGGGTAGTAAGGCATCTGGTGGCGGGGCCAACGGTGCTGGAAAAGGCGGCTGGGCCGCACTCAAACGTTCCGAAATGACCTCTGTCGCCAAGCGTGAGTTCATCACCGCCAATGGCCAGAGCGCATACCTCAAATTGCCTAAATAACGGAGTTACCCATGTCGACAACTGTTACCTCGGACATGATCGTCTACAACGATCTTGCCCAAACCGCCTACCTGGAGCGAATTCAGGATGTAATGGACATCTTCAACGGTTCTTCCAACGGCGCCATCATCCTCGACAACGAGCTGATCGAAGGCGACCTGCGCAAGCGTGCCTTTTACAAACTCGGTGGCGCGATCGCGCATCGTGATGTGAACTCGGTTGCGACCGTTGCCGGCCAGAAGATTGGCTCCGGCGAGATGGTTGGCGTGAAGGTGCCGTTCAAATACGGCCCTTACGAAACCACCGAAGAGGCGTTCAAGCGCCGCGCACGCTCGCCGGAAGAGTTCTCTGAACTGGTCGGCCAGGACTACGCCGATGCGGTACTCGAGGGTTACATCCAGTACGCGATGGCAGCCCTCAAAGCTTCCATCGGTGCAAACGCCAACATGGTTGCGCAGGCGAGCTTTGCTACCGACGGCAAGAAGGCGTTGACCAAGGGCATGCGTAAATTTGGTGACCGCTTCGGTCGCATTGCGCTCTGGACCATGGACTCGGCGACTTACTTCGACATGGTAGATCAGGCCATTACCGAGAAGGTTTACGAAGAAGCAGGCGTGGTCATCTACGGTGGTCAGCCGGGCACGATGGGCAAGCCGGTTCTGGTCTCTGACACCATCCCGCCCGAAACCATCTTCGGGTTGCAAGCTGGCGCGGTGAAGATCACAGAGTCGCAGGCCCCGGGCTTCCGCTCCTACAACATCGACACCCAAGAAAACTTGGCGATGGGCTTCCGCGCCGAAGGCACCTTCAACATGGATCTTCTCGGCTACAGCTGGAAAGACTCCACTGGCGGTATCAACCCGAACTTGGCGGCCATCGGCGCCGGTGCCAACTGGACCAAGTACGCGAACAGCGACAAGGTCACGGCCGGCGTACTGATCGATCTGTCCGCACCTTAATCGGCTCACTCGTTGCGAGCGGCCTTCACAGGCCGCCTTGGAGATATTCATGGAACTCATTTATTCCACTCAAATGTCTGGTTTCGATCCGGAAAAACGATATCGCAACCCAGAACACTTCGAGCGGCCGGAAGCGGGCGTGACCGAAGTGGTTGTCGTTGGCGAGTGGCCGAACGTTGTTGAAGCCTACGAGCATGTCGGTGCTGAAGTGACGCTGATAGAGGTGGAGTCGCGCCAGGCGCTAGTTGTGGGCGCGGCCGATAACGCGACCGAGCTGCAAGCGCTGATCGGCAAGCTGCAGGTCGAAAGCGACATGGTGCGTGCGGTCATTGTTGGCTTGGAAGCTGGCGAAATCGAAAAGCCGGAAGCTGGTGAGCTCGCAATCCGCCTCTACGATGCGCTCGAGCACATTCGTACTGAGGTGGATGAACTGGCTGACAGGCGCAATGCGCTTGCAGTGGAAAACGATAATCTGCGCAGTGAGCTCGAGGCGCTGAAGGTGGGCGATGGCAAGGAAATTGAAGGCCTGAAAGCTCGGCTTGATTCTGCCCAAGTAACCTACCGTGCCAACGCCTCGAAAGAATCCTTGGAAAAACTCGTCGCTGATCTGCCCGAGGCGTAATACTGCTGGCTGTCGGTAAGCCGGCGGCCAATCATTCCATTCAATCCAGCGAGTTGATCCATGACACTCATCATCGAGGACGGCTCAGGCAAGCCAGACGCCGAAAGCTACGCGAGCGCCGAGGATCTAGTCATGTACGCCGGCAAGTTCGGCGTGACCATCCCTGCGGGCGAGCCTGCGCAGGAAGCATTGCTTCGCCGGGCCGCCTTGGCGATGGATGGCAAGACATGGAAGGGGCGCAAGACGGATAGCGATCAGGCTTTAGCTTGGCCGCGACGCGGTGTTGAACTGGACCAGCAGATCAAGCCTGACAACTACCTGCCAGCGCGCATCCAGTACGGCCAGATGGCCTTGGCTGCCGAGATCCACACTGACGATATCGACCCGATCGACCAACGCAAGGGCGCGATCACCTTGGACCGAGTTGAGGGTGCAGTAACTCGCGAGTACGCGTCGATTCCCAACACCAGCGGCCGACTGTTGCCGGCGGCGCCGGATCGTCCGAGTGCAACGCAATTCGCCGACTACCTCCAGCGGCGCGGGTTGTTCGCGGTGCGAGCGTAGTGATAGTTTGATGGTCTACCAAAAAGGAGTTTCAGATGGATCATCAAGCAGAGTTGGACGAGCGCGCCAAAGAAAACCGGGCCGCATGGGACATGTATGCGGCAGCGTATATTTCAGGCCGAGTAGCTAACGATCATAAAACTGCCGAACCAAAGGGTATTGCGGAAAGGGCAGAGGAATACGCAAACGAAATGCTGAGACGCAGAATCCAACACTTCCGTTAAGCATTAAGCCCAGCCATCGCGCTGGGCTTTTCACATCTGGAGCCACCATGGCCTTCTACGACGAAATGGCCGAGATGGCTCTGGATATGATCACAGAGTTCGGCCAGCCCGTGACCATTCGTGCGACAACTGTCGGCGAGTACGACCCGGATATCGGGAGCGCGCCGCCCGACACCATCACCGAGCAGACCGCCCAAGGCATCCTGCTCGACTTCACCGGCCAAGAATTCCAGAACAACAGCCTCATCAAGCAGGGCGACAAGAAACTCAAGATCGCCGCGCAGGGGCTTGCGTGGGCGCCTGACCTACTCAACAAAGTGGTCGTCCAAGGCCGCATATGGTCAATCGTCCCACCGTTGAAAGAGATCAACCCGGCCGGCACGCCGATTCTGTACGAGCTGCAGGTGAGGTCGTGAGCAAGTACTCGGGACTCAACGGCAGCTTCGCCGAGAATATTCGCCAGTTTGCTGAGCAGGCCAAGGCCGGGCTCGACGCTACGTTCCGAGAGATCGTGATTGAGATCGGGAGCAGCGTCATTCGGATGTCGCCGGTGGGCAATCCCGATATCTGGGCGGCAAACGTTGCACATCGCCAGGCTAACACCGCGGCGGCTGATGCCTATGACGCGCACGTCGAAGTGCGCAACGTGATCAAGTCGCTGACGCCGAGCAACTTCACTAAGGCGGGGAAGCTAAAGCGCAGCGTGAAATATGCCAAGCCCCTGACCAAGACTGAGCGCGACCAGAACTTCAACGTGAACGGACTGGTCGCCGGCAAGGACTACGTGGGCGGGCGTTTTCGCGGGAACTGGCAGTTTTCTATCGGATCACCAGTTGATGGCGTTATCGATCAGATCGACCCAGCTGGCAATGTCACGCTCGCCAAGCTGAAGCTTCAGGTCGAGCAATTGAGCATCGGTGAGACGGCCTACCTTGTGAATAACCTACCGTATGCGGTGCCTCTTGAGTACGGGCATTCGAAGCAGGCGCCCGGCGGGATGGTTCGCATCACCCTGGCCCGGTTCCAGCAGATCGTCGATGAAGCCACCAGGAACAACCAGGTATGAAATTCGAAGACGTTCCGGTTCGACCGGTGATGCGGTACGCGTTGTGCGATTGCGGTGGGCGACTGACGCGGGAAGAGAGTGCGGTGGTTTGGCTTTCACACCCACCTCTGTATCCGCATGAGTGCAAGGCGTGCGGGGAAAGGCAAAGTCTACGAGTGATTTCTCCGTCACTGACTTATAAGGAGGCCTGATGTCCCACAACATCATCGCCTCGATCTACGAGGCCAAGCTGATCAACTGGGCGAAAGCATTACCGGTGCCGCTGAAGGTCGTCGTTGAGAACGAGGCATTTGCGCCCGTCGACGGCGCCACCTATCTGAAGGCATTTACGTTGCCAGCCGACACCGCGAGCAACACGCTCGGCGGTGACCACAAGCTGTACACCGGAGTATTTCAGGTCAGTATCGTGATGCCTTCGGGAAAGTACCGCGGTGCGGCTGGTGCACTGGCTGATCAGATTGCCGCCTTGTTCCCGCTGTACGAGCGAAACACGAAGGGCGCGCTGACCGTTGTGACGATGACGCCGGTTGACCCTGGCCCCGGCATTCCAGACGACAACACCTTCACCGTGCCTGTGTCGTTTCTGTACCGAGCAGACACAAACTAATCCGCCCATTGGGCAAACCCAGAACCCGCCATTGAGCGGGTTTTGTCATTTCTGAAAGGAGGAAACACCAATGGCCGTTTTTCTACCCAATGGCTCGACTGCCGCTATCGCTGCCTCGTATGACGCGCCGATCGTCTTTACTGCGATCACCAACGCAACCGAAGCTGTTGTGTCGTCGGCCGGCCACGACCTTGAGGCTGGCGACTTTGTCGAAGTTACTTCCGGTTGGGCGCGCCTGAACAATCGCGTAGCTCGCGTCAAGACCGCGACCACCGACTCGTTCGTACTTGAGTCGATCAACACGCTTAATGCGGCGCGCTTCATCGCTGGCGCGGGCGGCGGCTCGGTGCGGAAGATTCTGACCTGGGTTCCTATCAGCCAAGTCACGGAGTCGAGCAAATCCGGCGGCGAGCAGCAAAACGTCACCTACTCGTTCCTCGAGGAAGACGATGAGCACCAGATCCCGACGTCCAAGTCTGCACTGTCGTTCACCCTGACCATGGCCGATGACCCGGGACTTCCGCACAACGACGTGTTGCTGGAAGCCGACGACGACAAGAAGCCGCGCGCAGTTCGCGTGAATCTCGCTTCGGGTGGCGTCATCGCCTACAACGCTTACGCGTCGTTCGACAACGTGCCGTCGATGACCAAGAACAACATCATGGCCGTCACTGCTGTGTTTGCCGTGGTCGCTAAATTCATCCGCTACGCCGCGTAAGGGATACACATGGCCAAGTTCAAACTGATCCAGAACCCCACCTTCAAAGCTGATGTGATGCTTCCTACGGTCGGCGGCGATCCCGTAAAGGTTGGGTTCGAGTTCAAGTACCGCGACCGTGCCGAACTGGCAACCCTCTATGCCGGCTGGGGTGAGCGGCACAAGGCCCTGGGGGAAAAGTCTGAAGAGGCGGGGCTTGAGAAATTCACTGCCATGCTGATTGACCTCCAGGTGGAACAGCTCAAGGCAGTCGTCGTGGGCTGGGATGTCGATGAAGACTTCACCGACGAAAATCTCCGCATCCTGGTCAGCTCGATCAGTGCCACGCCAAGCGCGGTGTTGGCGGCTTACTCCGAGGCATACAGCAAGGCCCGCCTGGGAAACTAATCAGCGTCGCGCGCGCCCTCTATCAGCCGACCATCCAAGGCCAGGATGCTTTCGGGTTCTCGGCTGAAGATTACGGCGACGAGGCCGAGGTCTGGCCAGACATCTGGCCTGCATTTCAGGTCTTCGAGGCCATGTGGACCCAGTGGCGTACAGGTGCGTGCGGCGCTACCGGTCTGGATTACACGTCAATTCGCGATGTCGCTGGCTTCCTCGGCTTAACCCGGGCCCAGGCCACCGACATTTTCCCAGATATCCGCATCATGGAAGCCGAAGCCCTGCGGGTGATGGCGGAACAGAGGGACTGTAAATGAGCACCAACTTCGCGTCCCTGGGCATCGAGGTCAATTCGTCGCAAGCGGTCAAGGCTGCTGACGATTTGGACAAGCTGGTCGATTCGGCTGTTGATGCCGAAAGGGCTATCGACGATCTCGGCAAGACCGGGGCCGAACTGGCCGACACCGGCAAGAAGATTGTCCAGACTGAGCGCGAGGTTGCGCAGGAGATCGACAAATCGACCGGTGCCACCCAGCGCCAGGCTGACGCAAGACGGAAATCAGGCGCAAGCGCTACCAGCGAAATCGCCATCATCAGCCAACTCGAAAAGGCGATGTCCGGCAACATCGGCAGCATCGAGCAGCTGGTTCAGGCTGAAGGGCTGCTGGAGCGCGCACGCAAGGGCGGCCTGGTCACGATCGAGCAGCAGGAGGCGTACCAGGACCGTCTCGGCAATGCCTACGACAAGATCGAAAAAGCCGAAGCCAAGGAAGTCGCACAGAAACAGCGCCTGATCGACGCGGAAAACCGCCAGATCGAAGCGCTGAAGCGCACGGTCAATGGTATAGATCCCGTGACCGCGAAGCTGGGCAAGCTGGAGGCGCAGGAAAAGGCGCTCGAAGCACTCAAGGTCAGCGGGACGATCTCATCCGAGCGATACGCGGAAGCCCGGGCCAAAATCGGAAAGGCCCGGGCCGGACTAACCGCGACAGAAACCGCATTCGACAAGCTGAAGCTCGGCCCCCGCCAAGCTCAAGAAAACGTCATGCAGCTGACCAACGCGCTGTCATCCGGCGATTTGGGTAGCGGGGCGAGAGCCATTGCTCAACTCGGCGCCGGCGCTGGAGCGTCGGCCAAAAGCATGGCGGCTTTGCTGCTTCCGGCGGGCCTTCTCGCGGGCGTGATCGGCGGGCTCGGCTATGCCTACTTCGATGCAATGAAGCAGGCGCGTGAGTTCAATGCCGCAATCAACGGCGGCTCGAACGATGCCGGCCAGAGCATTGCCAACCTCAAGTCCATGAGCGAATCGGCTGGCGTGCTGACTGGCAATCTATCCGGCGCGCGCGAGGCCGTTGTCGCGCTGGCATCGGGCGTAGCTACCAGCGGCGTTCAAATGCAGAACCTGGCACAGGCGGCAGCTGCCATCGGGGAGGTAACAGGGAGGGGTGCCGGCGATATCGCCAAGTCTTTGGCCAACGCTGGCGATACCGCCACCGAGGCTGCGGCCAAGATAAGTGACCAATACGGCCTGCTCACCTACGAGCAGTACGAGGTCATCAAAGCGATCGACGACCAAGGCGACCATCAGCGTGCACTGGATGTCTTGAGTGAAAGCCTGAATCTGTCGGCTCAGGAGCGGCTGAAGGCTTACCGCGCCTCCCTGTCAGATGTTGAGCGCGATTGGGACAACATCAAGATCGCGATCACCGGTGCCTATGGCGCCATCCGATCGGAAATCTTCCCGGACCTGGCCAAGCAAATCGAGATCACGCAGCGTGTGCTCGACACTCGCAAAGGTGGCGGTGTCGCTGGAGCGGTATCCAATGGCCTCAGTTCGCTCAACTCGTTTCTGGGTCTGGGCGATGGTGAAAATGATGACTCCACCGCGGCGCTGGAGGCCAAGCTTGCCGGACTCAAAGCGCGCCAAGCCGCCAGCCAGGGCCTGGCCACGACAACCGGTGAAACAACTCACGCGAACAAAGAGATGATCGCTGTTCAGAAGGAACTGGATAAGCAGCTCGACGACCTGAATCCACTGACCAAACGGCAGAAAGCCTACGAAAAACTCAACGATCAGTTCACGAAGCTCTACCAGAAAGCAGAAGAGACCGGACAAAAGTCGGCATTGCTGAGTGGCGTCGATTTTGATGGGAAGAAATTCTCAGGCGGCGCTTATGACAAGTTGCGCAAAAAGATTGATGACGACAACAAAGACCCAAAGGCCGCGGCAGGCAGCGTCGACCTCACCGGTTTCAACGATGCCAAGAACCAGCTCACGGCAATTGTGGCCGATTACAACAATGCTCAGAAGCAACTGGATGCGGCGCAAAAAGCCGGGCTCATCTCCCAGGCTGAGTACGCGCAAAAACGTGACGGCTTGATCGGCAACGAGCGTGACGAGGTGGCGGCAGCCTACGAGGCCGAGATCGCAGCGCTGGAGGCGGTGAAGAACAAGTCCAGCACAACGGCAGCGCAGCGCATTCAACTGGACCAGAAGATCGCTGACGCACGCACAGCCATGGTTAAAGCGCAGAAAGATGCTGACAGCCAGCAGGAGGTGCTGGCCACTGCTGAAGATGGGCGCCTGAAGAAGCAGGAGTACGCCATAAAACAGTACGTTGCTGCCCTTGGGCAGCAACAGAAAGCTCTGGAGCTTGCCGGGCAGCGCGCAGTCAACGGCGTCGGTCAAGGTGATCGACAGAACGCGCTCAGCGGAGAGCTGAACAGTCAGCAAGACCGGTTCGCTCAGCAGTCGCTGGACCTTGCCAATCAGCAGTCTGATCCATCACGGAAGATGGATCCCGATGAGTTCGAGAAGAAGTCACGAGCGCTCGCAGATGCGAACAAGAAGGCCACCGACCAAATCCGGCAGAACTATGCCGATGTCGAAGCGGCACAGGGTGACTGGACGAAGGGCGCGACATCGGCCTGGGCCAATTACCTGGACTCCGCCCGGGACATTGCCGGCCAAACTCGGAACCTGTTCACCAACGCGTTCAGCTCCATGGAGGATTCGATCGTCAACTTCGCCATGACTGGGAAGGCATCGTTCGGTGATTTCGCGAAGTCGATCATCGCGGACATGGCTCGCATCGCTACTCGCCAGGCGAGTTCGGCATTGCTTGGCAGCTTGGTGGGCGCTGCAACGAACTACTTCGTTGGTGGTGGCGGTAACGGGCTGGCCTCCGGTTCTGCCGGTGCTGCTTCGTCAGCAGCAGGAGCGTCTCAGGCCGGATACACCAACGTCGACTTCTCTGGCTACAGAGCGGCCGGCGGACCTGTCGCCCCCAACTCTCTGTATGAGGTCAACGAGCTGGGGCCGGAGCTGTACAACGAGGGCGGCAAGTCCTTCCTCATGACTGGCGCGAACGGCGGCAGCGTAACGCCGCTCACGTCTGGTGGGGGGCCTGGAGTCGCTGCACTCGGTGGCTCTGGTGGCGGAACAACGATCAGTGTGCAAGTCATGGTGGCCAGCGATGGATCAACCAGTTCTACGGCTGACGATCCTGCTTACCAGCAGTTTGGCAAGGACTTGGCCGACTTCGTTGATCAGCGTTACCAGAAGCTGGTGAGCGTCGACCTGCGCCGGGGCGGAAAAATCAACAGAGCCATCACGGGGTGATTCATGGCAATTGAGAGATTCACCTGGCAAATAGAAAAGGGTGCAACTGGCGATATCAAGCAGCGCATCCGGAGCAAGCAGTTCGGTGATGGATATGAGCAGTCTGTATCCGACGGCATAAACAATAAGATGCAGTCCTGGCCCATCAGCCACACCGGCAGTGCGGAACGGATCAAGGAGATCATCGCCTTCCTCGATCGCCACAAAGGCGCGAAGGCGTTCCTCTGGACGCCGCCGCTCGGCGAGCTTGGTCTCTACAAGTGCCCGAATGGCTACCAGCCCTCACACAAAGGCGGATCGGTTTACACGCTGAGCGCCACCTTCGAACAAACCTTTCACCCCTGAGGTAATGCCACATGGCTTTGATTACGGACATCCAGAGGCTGGAGCCCGGCGGGGAAGTGCGGCTGTTTGAAATCGACGGCACAGAATACGGCGCGGACTTTCTGCGTTTCCATGCTCATGCGATTCCGCACACGCCGGCTGAGTTGCTGGCGTACGAGGGGTCACCTGACGAACTGCCGGCGAAGTCGATCATCTGGCAGGGCAATGAGTACGCGGCCTGGCCGGTGCAGATTGAAGGCGTCGGCGCAGACAGCAGCGGAAGCGCTACACGACCGACCTTCATGGCCGGCAACGTTAATGGGCGAATCACCGCACTGTGTTTGGCCTTCGATGACTTGCTGAAGTTTCAACTGACCGTGCGCGAGACGCTGGCGCAGTACCTGGACGCCGTGAACTTTCCTGAAGGCAATCCGACCGCAGACCCGACACAAGAGGCGCTGGAAATCTGGTTCATCGACCAGAAGACCGGTGAGGATGGCGAGGTCGTGCAGTGGGATCTGTCGTCACCCGGTGAGATCGATAACCACGGGTTGCCCGGGCGCCAAATGACGACCTTCTGCCACTGGGCAATGACAGGCGGTTACCGGGGGCCGAATTGCGGCTACACCGGCAGCGCCATGTTCGACGACGACGACGATCCAACGGACGACCCGAGCAAAGACCAGTGCAAGGGCGGACTGAAGTCTTGCAAGTTGCACTTCGGTGAGAACAACGAACTTCCCCACGGCGGATTCCCCGCGGTGTCCCTGATCGCACGGAGCTGACCATGCGCAAGCACATCTTGAGCGCCATGACAGCGCACGCGGCCGCGCAGTATCCCCGGGAGGCCTGCGGGTTGCTGCTGGCGATCGGCAGAAAGCAGCAGTATTATCCGTGCCGGAACATCGCGACCGAGCCGACAGAAGAGTTTCGCATTGATCCGGAGGACTACGCCGCGGCGGAAGACGTGGGAGAGGTGATCGGCATCTTCCACACACATCCGGATGCAACCAGTAGGCCTTCACCGCATGACCTGGCCATGTGCGAGGCGACTGCGATGCCATGGCACATCCTGAGCTGGCCGGAAGGCGACCTGCGCAGCATCACTCCGACCGGGCATACGCCGTTGCTCAATCGGCCGTTCGTGCACGGCGCGTGGGACTGCTGGCAGGTCTGCGCGGATTGGTACAAGCGCGAGTGGGGGCTAGAGTTCGAAGCCTTCAAACGTTCCGATGGCTGGTGGGAGAGCAAAGACAATCTCAGCCTTTACGAGGCGAACTACGAGGCAGCCGGGTTCTATCGTGTCGATCAGCCGCAGCGCGGCGACATGGTCGTCATGGAAGTCGGGCGGACGGTATTCCCGAACCATGCCGGGATCTTTCTCGGCGCCGATCCGGCGCTGCTCGGCGAGGATGCGGCGGCGTTCGGCCCCGGGCCGTTCCTGCTGCACCACCTGTATGGCAGACCATCGGAGATCATCGTCTTCGGCGGGCCATGGCTGGACCGAGCACGCCTGATCCTCAGGCACAAAGATGCACAACCAACCACATGATGCGGCAAGGCCGCAGGAGAATTTATGGCGCAGCCATTTGAAATTACTGCTGACGGTAAGGTGCGCATTGTCGGCGCTGTTATACGCGACAATGCGCCAATTAGCGTTATCGAGGTTTAGCGCTTTCGCCGTTTTTAATAGCGTTCTCGATGTTGCTCAAGTCCCCACCAACCGCGTCCAGTGGAAGCGTGTAAGCACTTTTGTCGGCGCCATCCTGAACCGCGTTTTTGAAGAAATTGACGTACTTTTGAAGTTCGGCGGCGTCGTAGTCTGGGCGCGAGCGCAAATAAAGAGATACGGCGCCCAGCGCGGCAACTACGCCGGCCTCAAATGATGAAACAGGGGTTTTACTCACATTGACCTCCAGGTCATTAACGCGCCGAAATTGGCGCAATCCCAGTCCTTGGGCTTGCAGGCAAAGGACTGGGGGTATCCGTTGCATGGAGGCAGGAGGCTACTACTCGGTGGGTGCTAGGCGTTACTGGGGATTCGTACAGCCGGGAATGAGCTAAATTTTTTTTGGACGGTGCCGATATTCTCTTATCCATTACCGACGGAGTGACTGCTCCGTACCAATCAAAGGAATGAAGTAGTGACAAGCAATCACACTGTGACCTGTCCCCACTGTATGAACAATGTCCCATGGGGCGCTCAAGTCTGCAGAGGTTGTCATGCTGAAGTGAGTTATGGCACACCTCGAAGCGTTGCATTTTTCCTCCTTATCCTCTGTTTTGTCGCTGGATTGTGGGGATCCGGTCTGGCCCAAAACTACATCTCGAATAACTCCACGTTTCTGTTTATCGTCTTCAGCGCCATCTTTCTGCTGTGTGCTTGGGCGTCTCGAAAAATTTGCCAGCGACGTTATGACGGAAATGCGATTTTTCGGCGTTTCTATCGAAAATAGAATTAGCGCACCACGATGAGCCCCGGTTGGGCTTTATTGTTTCTGTCACCCCGGTGCTACAGTCACCCCCTTTCAGGACGAGGAAGAATCATGCGGATTTTGATAGGGGCGGTGGCGGTGATGTTGTTGGCGGGGTGTACGACGCCATCTGATTTGTTGAAGGGGGCTCCCGAGCTATCCGGAACATCCAAGAAGGACCCGAAAACTTACGCGCTGTGTGTCTACCCGTCCTGGCAAGACTACAGATCAAGCTCGATTATGAGTGAGACCTCAAGCGGCTATCGCATCGTGGCGGGAAACGATTTTAACGGACAGACTGATGATGTTTTGGATGTGAAGAAGTCAGCGTCCGGCAGCTCCGTCAAGCTTTATCAGCGTATGGCTTGGCAGCAATTAGGCAGAAGCTCGCTGAAAGATTCCTTCAATAGCTGCCTGTAAAATCAATCGAAAAGAGCCGCCTTCGGGCGGTTTTTTTATGCATGGAGAACTGAAATGGCCGCGTGTGCGATCGATTACCAGTCGATGACTACAGTCTTGCTGTACGGGCAACTCAGGAAATTCGGTAGATCTTTCCGGCTTTCGGTAAGGACGCCTGCAGAGGCGATAAAAGCTCTATGTGTTCAAATCCCTGGATTTGAGCGATTTATCTCTAACGCAAAGGCAGTAGGTTTAGAGTTCGCCGTTTTCCGAGGATCGAAAAACCTTCAAGAAAAAGAGCTTGGGTTTGGAGGTGACGGCGACATTCGGATCGCGCCTGTGATTACAGGGAGCAAGCGGGCTGGAACTTTGCAGACTGTGATTGGTGTCGTCCTGATCATCGCTTCTTTCTTTGTTCCTGGGGGGCCGGCGGTTGCGGCTGCGGTGCTTTCTGCTGGTGTAGCGTCGACCGCTGGCGGTGTGATCCAAATGCTCAGCCCTCAGCCCAAAGGCCTGAAGACCAGCGCCGCCCCGGAGAACACTCCCGGCTACGCCTTCGGCAGCGCCAAAAACACCACGGCATCCGGAAACCCGGTGCCGCTATGTATCGGAAAGCGCCGCTGGGGTGGCGCGATTATCAGCGCCGCCATTTACGCCGAAGACCAGATGTAGCTAAACCGTCGACCACCACGACCGCCCATGAGGCGGTTTTTTATTGCCTGGAGAAACGCATGGGCGCAGCACAGAACCTCGACGTCTTCGGCTCCAAGAGCGGATCGGACAAGCCAAAGACCCCGACCGAAGCGCCCGACAGCCTGCGCTCGGTGGCCGTGGCCAAGATCCTGATTGCGATGGGCGAGGGCGAATTTGCCGGCAATCCAACCGCGCAGGACATCTACCTCGACAACACCCCGCTGCACGACCCTCAGGGCAACATGAACTTCCCGAACGTGAAGTGGGAGTACCGCAACGGCTCGGTCGAGCAGGGGTACATCCAGGGTATTCCATCTGTAGAAAACGAAACCACGCTGGGCATTGAGTTGCGCAGTGGCACGCCATGGGTTCGAGCTATCAGCAACACTGATCTGTCAGCTGTGCGTCTTCGCTTCGCGTGGCCAGCCATTCAGTCGGTTGATTCCAGCGGTAACGTCAATGGCTACCGGATCGAGTACAAGGTCGAGCTGGCCACGGACGGTGGAGCGTATCAACAGGTGCTGAGCGAAGCCGTGGACGGCAAGACCACCAGCACTTACGAGCGCACCCGTCGTATTGATCTGCCGGCAGCGACTAGTGGCTGGTTGATTCGCGTGACTCGGATCACGCCCAACCAGAACAACAACAAAATAGCCGATATCATGCAGATTGCCGGCTTCACCGAGGTAATCGACGCGAAGCTGCGCTACCCGAACACCGCGCTGCTCTACATCGAGTTTTCGGCCGAGCAGTTCCGCAGCATTCCCGCCGTGACGGTCGACTGTCGCGCACGCAAGTGGCAGGTGCCGAGCAACTACAACCCGGAAAGCCGTTCCTACAACGGGATTTGGGATGGCACCTTCAAGCTGGCCTGGACAGATAACCCGGCCTGGGTCCCTTATGGCATCACCGTCGACGACCGCTTCGGCCTCGGTCGACGGATCAAGCCGTGGCAGGTCGATAAGTGGGAGCTTTACCGGATCGCCCAATATTGCGATCAGCTGGTGCCAGATGGGAAGGGTGCCCAGGAGCCACGCTTCCTCTGCAATCTCAACCTGCAGAGCCAAGCTGACGCCTGGTCGTTGTTGCGCGATATCTCGACCATCTACCGCGGCATGACCTACTGGGCCCAGGGCCAAGTCTTTACGTTGTCCGACATGCCTCGCGCCACTGACTTCGACTTCGCCTATACCCGGGCGAATGTGATCGACGGGAAATTCACCTACTCAAGCGCATCGGAGCGGACCCGGTACAGTCGCGCCCTGATCAGCTACGACAACCCAGCAAACAACTACGATACCGACGTCACCGCAGTGACTGATGCCAAGCTGCAGCGGCGCTACGGCGACAACCCGCTGGAGATCAGCGCAATCGGTTGTACACGCGAGTCCGAGGCGCAGCGCCGCGGCAAGTGGGCGCTGCTCACCAACTCTAAGGATCGCGGGATCACTTTCCGTGTTGGCTTGGATGGTCGCATCCCACTGCCTGGCTACGTGATTCCGGTGGCCGACGAATTGCTTGCAGGCCGCGCAATCGGCGGTCGCATCTCGGCGGTGGCCGGCCGCGCCATTACCTTGGACCGTGACACTCAGGTCAAGACCGGCGACCGGCTGATCCTGAACTTGCCTAACGGAAAGTGCGAGGGCCGCACGGTTCAATCCGTGGCTGGTCGGGTGGTGACTGTCATCGCTGCCTACTCAGTCGCGCCTGCGCCTGAACTCGTTTGGGCGCTGGATGCCGACGACTTGGCCGTTCCTCTGTATCGAGTGACCAGCGTGTCGCGACCAGAGTCTGGAGTTTTTGAAATTTCGGCCGTCCAGTACGACCCGAGCAAGTTCGCTTTCATCGACACCGGCGCACGTCTGGAAGAACGACCGATCAGCGTCATTCCGATCACTGTTGTTCCGGCACCGGCCAGTGTCACTGTTACATCCACCTCTGTGGTTTCGCAGGGCATCGCCGTCGCCACAATGACCATCACTTGGCCGGCAGTGCCGGGCGCAGTTGGGTATCACGTGGAGTGGCGCAAGGACAACGGCAACTGGATCAAGCTGCCGCGTACGGGCGCTACTGGTGTTGATGTCGGCGGTATCTATGCGGGCGCTTATTTGGCTCGTGTCCGCGCGGTGAGTTCTTTCGACATCTCGTCGATCTGGCGCAGTTCGATTCTGACCAATCTCAAGGGGAAGGAAGGGCTGCCCCCGGCGGTGTCGTTCCTGACGGCTACACCACTGCTCTTTGGCATTGGCCTCAATTGGGGCTTTCCCGCCGGCGCCGAGGACACTCAGCGGACGGAGATCTGGTACGGGCCATCGACCAGCCTCGAAGCTGCGACCAAGCTGGCCGACCTTGCGTACCCACAAAGCGACTACTCGATGCAGAGCTTGCAGGCAGGGGCGCAGTTCTTCTTTTGGGCGCGCTTGATCGACCGGACCGGCAACGTAGGTCCGTGGTATCCGACAGGCATGGGGGTCATGGGGCAGGCCAGCGCAGACGCGGGGCCGATCCTTGATCAGATCGCTGGCAAGATTGGTGAGACTGAACTTGGCCAAGATCTTTTGGACCGTATCGAACTCATCGACGGACCGCCAACCCTGCCGGGCTCGGTGAACAACCGCCTGAAGGAGTTGAACGACCAAGTCGACGAAGTCACCGATCAGCTTCAGGAGCAGATCGACGCCATCGGCGACATCGTCGATGCACTTGAGTACGACGGCACCAAGACTTACGCCGCCGGCGAGAGCGTCCGCCAAGGGCAGCGGCTGTACCAGGCATCTCAAGCGGTGCCGATCAACACGCCACCGCCGAACGCGACTTACTGGCTGGACGTGGGCCAGATCGTGAAGGACTCGAACGGTCTGGCTGCACGCGTCACCACCACTGAAACCAAGATCACCAGCATCGAGGGAGTGAACACGGCCCAGGGGACGGCCATTACTGGGCTACAAGCCTCGCTCACCGGCAAGGCTGACGCCTCGGTATTGAACAGCCTGACCATCCGAGTCACCTCGGCGGAAGGGACAATCAGCAGCCAGGGCACGGCGATCACCGGGCTCAACAACAGTCTGACCACCACCAACACCAATGTGACCGCTGCGCAAAACGCGGCGAACGCAGCGAACACCTTGGCGGGCGGTAAGGGCAAAGTGATCGTACAAGCCGCTGCGCCGGCGGTGGCCGATCAACTGGCGCAAAACCTGTGGATCGACATCACTGGCAGCGCGAACACGCCCAAACGATGGACCGGTGCTGCGTGGGCGGCCGTGACCGATAAGGTGGCGACCGATGCGGCGGCAGCTGCAGCCAGCGCGTTGTCTCAGGTGGCCACCAAAGCCGAGGCGGCCACGGTTTCAGCGCTCAGCAATACCGTGACGCAGCAAGGTGACACCATCACGGCGCAGGGGCAGGCACTGACCAGCGTTCAAGCGAGTATCGGCGGACTGGGGGCGGCGGGCACCAACCTGTTGGTGGACAAGTACAGTTGGCTGACGTCGACGACGTTGCCTGCCACGGTCAGCGGGACCAGCCTTGGGCGGTTGGGGGTGGCAGTTGCCGAGGCCTCATCAGGTTTCGGTATCAAGCTGACCACGGCCAGCACATCCACCAGCCAGTTCGTGATGCTTTCGCCGACGAACAACGTGGCCGGCTGGAACGTCGATATGGAGCCCGGCGCCTATCTGGTCTCGATGTACGTCCAGGCTTCGGCCACGGGCGCGATGCGTGTTTCGATGTACAACGGCAGTCATCGCTATTCCGCGAATGCAACCTTCAACACCGTGCGGCAACGCCTAGTGTTTGTTTGCACGGCAACCGCATTTGCGCGGGCGGCGATCACAATCTATCCGAACATGTCTGCCTTGGCGGCCGGGACGGATATCACGATCGACAGCATCATGATTGAGAAAATGGCGGGCGCGAACACCAGCACGACGCCTTCGCCATTTGTCGCTGGCAACTCGGCTGCATCTGTTTCTGGACAGGCTGCTGCCACTTCGGCGCTGGATGCCCGGGTGACTCAGACCGAAACAGGCCTGACCACTCAGGCAGGGCAGATCACGTCGCTCAATACAGGCTTGGCAGGTAAGGCGGACAACAGCGCGCTGCAATCGCTGGCGTCGACGGTCACACAGCAAGGCACGACGCTGACCAGCCAAGGGGCGGCTCTTACCAGCATCACCGCAAGAATAGGGACTGCCGAAACCGGTATTGCCGGCCAAGCCACGGCCATTGGCTCACTGGACACCCGCGTCACCAGTACCGAAACCCAGATCACTGCCCAGGCTACCAAGCTGGACGGCATCTATGTCCAGGTCAATCCGGCGCTCGCCGGCGACGATGCGGGCTATGCAGGATCCAGCACCACCTTCGTCGGTGTCTGGTCCGAGCAATCGGCCAGGATCGAGGACGGGGTTGCCGTTGGCAGGCGTGTCGATAACATCCAGGTTACGGTCGATCAGAACGCAGCAACTGTGCAGCAAGTCAGTCAGGCGCAGGTTGCGGCTGATGGCAAGGCCTCGGCCATGTGGTCGGTGAAGTTACAGGTCAACTCACAGGGTCAGTATGTCGCCGCGGGTATCGGCCTGGGTATCGAGAACGGGCCGGCGGGCCTGCAAAGCACCTTCCTGGTGAGTGCCGACACGTTTGCCGTGGTCAACGGAATCAACGGGACATTGTCTTCACCGTTTGCCGTAACCGGTGGCCAGGTGTTCATCCGATCGGCGTTTATTCAGGACGGGTCAATCACGATGCTCAAGATTGGCGACGCATTGCAGTCTGACAACTACGTCGCTGGCACCACCGGCTGGCGCCTGACGAAGGCGGGGGTGTTCGAAATCAACGGCAACGTTCCGGGGGCGGGTCGCATGACCATGACCAATAGCGCGCTGAAGGTTTTTGACGCCAGTGGTGTCAAACGTGTGCAACTGGGAGATCTAAGCGCATGAGTTATGGGATGCGGGTATGGGGCGCTCCAGCTGGATGAGAACTCCTTCACCATGCGCGTGGTGCTGTCGACCCTGGTTACCTTTGCCACTGCCGCAAAAACCAACCAGGACTTTTCCGTGCCCGGCTGCGATGCGTCGAACTCGGTGGCCATCGTCATTCCGACCGGACCCTACAACGAATCAACATCCTTCCAGTTTGAAACCGAAATGCTCTCGGCGGTGGCGCGTGTCTACAACTACACGCGCACTTTCGCGGCCAGCCTATCCACCAGCGGGACCATGCGTTTAATGGTCATAAGGTTTGCCTGATGAGTTACGGACTGAGCTTCATCAACAACAGCAATCAGGTGGTGATCGATTCTGAGTTTGCCCGGCTCAACGTTATTTGCAGTGGTCGATATGCCCCCACTCAGGAGTCCGGGCTGGGCTCAACGACATTTTTCCCCAGGGTGATTACCAGCGTAGAGCCGCCGTTGGTGTTCTGTCGCCCCGACACTGGCGGGATTGGCGGGCTGACCGCAATGCAGGTAATGGGCTCCGCTGGCAACTGGACCGGGTTCTACGTTCGGGCCTATGACGTGAACACCAATCAGCCGAATGGCCGCTTCTTCGCCGCCACCTTTGGTGCGCAGCCGGTGGCGCAGTTCGGACTTCGGTTATGGGATGGAGCGGCAAAGCTCTTGTTTGATTCGGGTACACCCTCTGCGTTGTTCACTCGCGCGTTCCAGAACTGGACATATGTTCGCTCTGAAACCACCGCCACAGGCAGCACAAGAAGTTTTTACACCGTTTCGTTCAACTTTCCGGAAAACGAATACCTGCTGATCAACACCTTCGGCATGAACATGCTGACGGGAGCTGCGGCGGGACGCCTTGTGAAAACGTTGTGGGATTTCAATGCCGGCGTGCTTTACGCTGTGACTGATGGATTCAGCAATCCATTTGCGTTCTTTATGCCGGCGGTGTTTGCCAAGATGAATGCGTAGACCAAATTTTAAAGTCGACCCGCCAAGTGCGGGTTTTTTATTGACCAAATTCAGGTAAGCCGTATGGCAAAGCAGACAATTGCGCTGGGGGCCGCTCCCACAGGTGTCGGTGGAGATACACCGCGTAGTGCGTTCACAAAGACGCAGGCGAACATGAATGAGCTGTACGCCTTCTTGGGGGGGGACACACTCGGCCAGTCTACGGCGAGAGCAGCCCTGGGCCTTGGCACGGCTGCAACCCTGAACGCAGGTCATGCCGCAGGCCAGGCTATGACATCTGGAGGGAGAGATTCACCAGTCGCTTCGACCATCAATACTTGGGGAAACTCATTTCAGATGTGGACTACTCAAGCCACAGTGGGTGCGCCCGAAGCAGCATCTTTCGGGACGATCCTCAATACGGCATACGACACCTCTGGCGCATATGGTGCGCAGATCCTGATGGCGGTTACCGGTCGCATCTGGTTTCGAGCGGGCAACTATGCCACTGCCCTCATGCGCGAAATTTACCACACAGGAAACACCACGCGCGGCTCCGGCGGAGTCCTGTCGGCGGCATCACCCATTGTCAGAGTAGCGAATGTGTTGGCCAGCCAGCGTCTCGATCTTCAAGAGCAGACATTCGAGCCCGCCGGCGAGTGGGGCGTGGCCAACAGCGAAGCATACGGTGTGGTTGTAGAGCGCCTCGGCGTTGGTGAATACCGCATCACGGGTAGCCTCGGCCTGGCCCTTGAAGGTTGGCGAACCCAGGACCCTTGTTCGCCTGACGGAGGACGAACGCTGGGTATCACCGAATCCGAACAGGCCGCTGACGGTACGATCATAGTCAAGTTGTTCAAGCAGCGCTGGACGCTATCGGACGATGGCGAAATGATCTCGGGCCGGGGTGCAGCGCTGGACGTGCCCCTCAACAGTTGGATCGATGTTCGGTTAGAGATGCCGAAGCCCCCCGAGCTGCCCATGCCGATGGAAACAACAACCGAAGAATAGGAGCCCGCCATTGAGCGGGCTTCTTTTTGCCAAAAATCTGAAACCGGAGATTCACCATGCCTTTCATCGTCATCAATTCCAGCAATGCTTTCGACCCCATCAACCTGTTGGAGTTTGCCACTGCCGCAGAGGCCGATGCCCAGGCGCGCGAGATCGTGACTGCGCAACCCCTAGCCGTTGTCCGCACCGCGCAACTCATCAATACCTACAGCGCCAAAGTGACCGTTACGGCGAAGTCTGTCCCCGAGATCGTTGCTGATACAGCCAGCTGATAGCTGAGCATTTAACGAGGCCCGCCATGAGCGGGATTTTTTTGCCTGGAGAAAAGTCATGACCACAACTGATGAAGACCGCGACATCCTCGCCCGCACCTTGTGGGGTGAGGCCCGCGGCGAAAGCTTGGCCGGCCAGATTGCCGTGGCCTGGACCATCCGCAACCGGGTGAACGACGGCAAGGCCAAGTCGTGGTGGGGGGAGGGCTATCCCGGCGTATGCAAGAAGCCGTACCAGTTCAGCTGCTGGAACAGGAATGACCCGAACTACGCCTTCCTAAGCGGCGCAAAGCCGATTCCGTTTAGCGAGTTTGGTCAAGCGCTGATCGCTGCCGACCAAGTGTTGGCGGGCAGGGTTGCTGACCCGACCGGCGGGGCAACCCATTACTACGCGACGACCATGCCCAAACCACCCGTTTGGGTTCAGGGCGCCAAGCAGACGCTTGCTCTCGGGCGCCACATTTTCTTCAGGGATGTGCCGTAAGCCACGTAGCACTGAAGTTTACGTTTTACCCAGTCGCGCTGAAGGCGCTGGCCTGAACCATCCAAACCAATCGAGGCAACAAAATATGCAACTGATTAGTAATTGGAAAGACGCTTTGAAGATGTCCAGCGTTCAGACTGGCGGTGCGATTGCAGCATTGGGTATTGCTGAGCAACTGATGCCCCAGCTCCAGGCAGTACTTCCTCCTGTGGCCTATGGCGTGCTGGGCCTCCTGGTGATGATTGCTCGCGTGATCGCCCAGAAGAAGCTGAGCACCTAAGACAGCACTGGCGCATGCCCGGCAAAAATTATAGGAGTCAATGCCACCGGTGATCATGGATTGATAGCGTTGGTTGCGTATCAGACTTTTTGTGCGGACTGCAAAATTTGGGATTTGTGCTTGCAACGTCATACGGCGTCGCGCTTCGGGTCTGGCGTGCCAAACCGTGCTATTCGCCACCTATCTGCCCATTGACGCATCAGGGGGATGGTCAATATTTCCTTGATGTCTTATCATGCTTACGCGTCATTTTTGACGCATTATTAGCTTAAGCTTGAGGCAAAAATGATCTATTCCTTCGGGGCAAGTAACTATTTCTCGTTCAAAGAGGGTATGGAAATATCCTTCGAGCTTTCCGCAAAGACTCCAAGAAATGTATCTCATGGTAAAAAAGTTTCAACTGTTCTTGGTGTGAAAGGAGCGAATGCCTCTGGAAAAACAAACGTACTCAAGGCGATAGAGTTCATAGCAGATTTTATGACATCTTCTTTTGAGCTTAAAGAAGGTGATGGCTTAGGATTTAGAAATTATTTTGACAATGACAGGGTTAGCGAGTTCTACGTTGATTTTGAAGTTGACTCTGTTAGATACTCCTACGAGCTGACAGCTAAGCCTAATCTGGTCGTTCGTGAAGCAATATATAAAAAACTACAGAGAAAAACCCTTTTGGTCGAGAGGAAGGCAAATCGGATTGTAAAAAGAATTGCTGACTTCTCAGCTCTTGATATGGTCGAGCTGAAATCTAATGCTTCGCTGGTTTCGACAATCTTAATGTACAAGCTTAAAGGTGTTACTACCGAGTTTGCTAAGATTGCAAAGTTTTTTTCAAGCTTTTCCGGCAATGTGACCAATGTTGGAGTCGTGCCAGACGAGCATCTGTTTGATAGGGATAGTGTTTCAAAGTTTTATCATGATAATGAAGAGGCCTTTGAGTTTACAAAAAAAATTATTATAGATAGTGATTTGGGTATTTTAGATATCGTAATTCAGCGCCGCGAAAGCCCGTCTGGCGAAGAAGTTTATTTTCCTATCTTTGCGCATCAGGTGGGCGATAGTTCGGAAAGCTTTTTCCTCACTTCCCGTGATGAGTCTAGTGGAACTATGGCGCTTTACAGAAGGCTCGGAATTTACTTTTGTATTTTAAAAAGTGGCGGGGTGTTGGTTATGGATGAATTCGACCAAAACTGTCACCCTATGTTGCTTCCTCAGCTGATTGATTTGTTCCAAGATCCGTCTAAGAATGAAAAAGGCGCGCAGTTCATATTTACTGCACATAATTCGGAAATCATCGATTGCTTGGGTAAATATAGGACAATCTTAGTTGCCAAGGATCGAGGGGAAAGCTTCTGCTACCGACTCGACCAAATTCCCGGCGATCTCGTGAGGAATGACCGCTCTATTGCGGCGTTATATCGGGAAGGAAAAATTGGTGGGATACCTAAACTATGAGTGGGTCTAGGAAGTTTGCCAATAAATCAACAAGTGCTTTTCTTGCGTCTCTTCCTGTTACAAGTGTAGAAAGTTCTAAGTTGGTTAAAAGGACAAAGTTTAACTTTTCATTTCTCGACTTGGAGCAGCCGAAAGATATTCATGCTGACCTTACTCAGGTTTTTTTTAGTGATCTCTTCGAGAAGCTTAAGCATTTTAGCGCGGAACCACTGGCTCATTGGAATGCGGCGCCAGCCGGAAAGGGAGATGGGAATTATCTAGAAGTATATGGTAATTTTCCCAAGCGATCCGATTTTATCCATCCGCCTTTTGTACCGCATGATGCTGTTTGGGGAAGGTTTCGCTTGGATAGAACTGTCCGTCTGGCAGGGTTTACTATCCCCAGTGCACTTAATCATAAATTTTGTGAGAATGATCGATATCGCCACTGCACGAATACCTTTTATGTTGTATTTATAGATCTACACCACGGATTCTATAAAACGAAGTAGTAATTCACGCCGTATCGATCCACTCTGCGCCTCGGCTGGCGGGGTATAGATCAGTCATGCTGGCCGAACGGTGCCCAAGAAGTTTCTGGGCATCATGGCTTTCGACACCGTAAATTGAACGGCAGCCATAGATCCAAAGCTAGTGATATCGACGGAGCACAAAGACTCATTCTGCTCACCGCAGGCACCTACTACCGAATAAGCCGAGCTTAAGACTGGTTTATATGAGTGGTAATCAGTGGTTGAAGCGGTGTTTCCGTTAAGTTGTCCATTTCTTCTTTTGGGAAATACCCTTTCATGGTCATCACTAGAATGCTTCCGTTTTTAACGATATCTGCGTTGTCACATTCTTTATCTTTTGACAAGATCGCCCACTGTGCATGGGGATCTTTTTTATGTTTTGAGGATAAAAGTATCTCTTTAGTAACGCAGTCTTGTACCGCCAGCGCATACAAGTAATTGGTTGATCTGTCAATTGTGAGGCGGGATTGAACTACCTTTATGCCCATCTTCATCTGGATTGTAAGAATCTCAAAAAATGAGTTTTTGCTTTTAACTATCAGAGTTTCTTCAAAGTTAAGATTAAAATCCTGTCGAAAATATCGAGTACATTCTGTGCCGCTATTTATCAATAAGCGTCGTTGTGTAAATTGGTTTGTACCTTCTTTCGCAGCAAAGTCGATAATGTTTTCTAAAGATTTGTATTTTTTTTTGTGTGCGGAGATCACCACAGTTGAAGATTCGAGGCTGTCGTCGCCGAGATATAGTGAGAGCTCGGGGGGGGCAGGGGAATGTCACTATTTGGATCTTTAATTTGAACAACTCGTGAGATGACGGGCGCTATCTCGATAATTGTTGGCTGGATGAACTGCAAGTACAAGTCAACTATTTTTCCAGGTAACCCCCACTCATCGTCAGTTAACTCTCGCACAACATGAATGGTAATTCCCATGGATCTAGCGTAAATTTCTGCGCCTTCTTGGTAGCCAACTGTTGTGAAAAATACACCCTTTGCTGCACTTAAGTCAGAAATGCTCATTGCTAGCACGTCTATGTTCGCACGCTCAACTTTTCTTTTCCAATATTTACATTCTATAAGTGTAAGGTAGCTATAAGGCGGACAATGATGTTTTAACAAGACATCAATTTGTCGAGTGGCACCACTTTTTCCAGTTAGCGTTACATTGTGCTCAACTTCGACTGAGCCGCTTTCATGCATACTTTTGACAAGCTGCTCAAACCCACCCCAGTCCTTAACTATGTCCTTGAGTTCCATATTGCCTTCTAAATTCACGCTGCGGTCTGCGTCAGCAGACATTATTTGACACACCGCGTCAACATACGTAAGTCGCAATCACAACGGCACCACAGAATGGCCGATTTTGAACAATTCGGTTACTCGGGCGTCATCAGGACCGCGAGCGTAAGCTTGATGAACTCTTCGTTCTTGCCGATGGTGTCCAGGGCGCCGCGTACATTGTCGGCGACGTCGGCCGCTCCGCGCTGCTCGACCCAAAGCGTCAACTCCATGATGGCAGCCTCCAGGGCGAGTTGGTTCTCATTGATCTTGTAAAGCAGGGAAGGGAGTAGGTCAGAATTTGGCAT